AGAGGAACCGAACCATGAGCACGACCACGATCGACGTCACCGTCGAGGGGATCACTCGACTGACCAACACCAGGAACCGCAACCCGCGCTGGCGGCTCACCGTGAGCAACGGCCCGGAGACCGCAGGCACTGCCGTCTACACCACCGAGCCCGACGCCATGTGCGCCTACAAGGTCTGTGACCCGATGGTCGGCAAGCGGGTCACCCTGACACTGGACGCCAAGAACCAGATTCAGTTCATCGACTGGGAGATCGTGTGATGTGGCCCTTCAGTTGGTTCATGAAGGAGGACAGCCCGCCTCCGCGCGGCAAGACCTCCTGGTGGCCGTTGATCGCGTTCGTGGCCGTGCTGGCTTTCTTCGGGGCCAAGGCCAGCCAGAGCGACGACCCTCCCCCGCCCACCCCCGTCCCGCACAGCACCATCTCGCCCGAGGACGTGGAGCCCCTGCCATGAGCGACGGAGCCATCATCGGGATCATCCTCTGGCTCTCGCTCGCCGCCATCGCGATCCTCGTCGCGATGCACACCCCCGACCGAAAGGACTAAGAACATGAAGGTGATCCGCGCCATGAGCGTCACCTACAACTCCGAGGCCGAGTGTCTGACGTGGGACTGCGGCTTCGTCACACTGCCCAGCCGCGAGACCCGCAACCGGGTCAAGTCCCACATCAGAGCGACCGGCCACGAGGTCCGCGTCACCACCAAGACCGTGGACCTGTACCGACCCGACAACACCTACACCATCCCCGGATGCGACTGCGCTGGGTTCTTGCCCGGCCAGGCGGACAACTGCCCGGTCCACGGAGTCAACGCACCGAGTCACGACTGACCCAACCAACCCGGGATAGATCTATCCCACCCATCTGAGAGGAACCACACCATCATGACCACCTTCACCCGCGCCGACGAGACCGTCGACACCGTGACCACCACCGCCCGCAACGCCGACCTTGCTTCGGTCGTCAGCCTGCTGCAGGACCGAGAGGCCCGCCGCCTCGACATCGTGGCCCCGGCCACCTCCCTGGTCGCTCACAACGGCGAGATCATCGTCAAGGGAGTCGAGCCGGTGCTCTCCGACGCAGGCGTCACCCAGGTCGACGGGCGCTTCGCCCCGACCGTGACCGGCCTGGAAGGCATCGCGGACAAGACCGGTATCCCGGTCCGCTACCTGAAGACGATGCACACCGAGCGCCCTGCCCTGTGGGCTGCGAACATCAACCACTGGCTCCAGGGAGGCTTTGACCGGGGCCACGTCACCCACACTCCCGACGAGCGCTCGTTCATGGTCCGGATGCTGAAGCCGGGCGACCCCGACCAGCCGGGCGTGCTCCGAGCCCTGCTCTCCTCCTCGTACAAGCCCGTCAACGACCTGGACATCCTCCTGGCCACCCTGGACGGCATCCGTGAGGCCGGGCTGGCGGTCGAGATCGAGTCCGCTGACCTGAGCGAGCGACGTATGCAGGTCCGGCTGATCGCTCCGGAGATCACCACGACCGGCCGTGCCCTGCTGAAGGGTTACCGCTCGCCGTTCTCCGGGCAGTCGGCCGAGGACCTGCCCGTCATCTCGGCGGGTCTGCTCCTGAGCAACTCCGAGACCGGCAACGGGGCCATGACGATTCAGCCCCGCGTTCGGTTCGAGATCTGCAAGAACGGGGCGGTCATCGACCCGCTGAGTGCGATCCGGAACGTGCACCTCGGCCGCAAGATGGATGACGGCGTCATCCGCTGGTCGGACTCCACCCAGCAGAGGAACCTGGACCTGGTGCGCAGCCAGACCGTGGACGCCGTGCGTACGTTCCTCTCCCCGGAGTACCTGACCGAGACCGTCACCCGGCTGGAGCGCAAGGCAGGCGAGGAGGTCGAGTCCATCGACGCGGTGCGCGACATCACGAAGAAGGCAGGCTTCTCCAAGACGCAGACCGACTCGATCCTGTCCCACTTCGTGGCGGGTGGCCAGTTGTCACGGGCCGGGGTGTTCAACGCCGCGACCAGCGCCGCACAGACCGTGGCCGACGCCGACGAGGCTACCGAGATGGAGACGCTCGCGGTCAAGGTACTCGCATAATCCATACACCCCGAGGACACCCCGGATAGATCTATCCGGGGTGTCCTCACCACCGAGAGGAACCACCATGAGCAAGTTCAAGCCAGACGACGTCGTCGTCTGCGTAAACGACGCACTCGAAGGCAACGTCCAGATGGGCGGCCTGACCAAAGGTAAGACCTACACCGTGCGGGGCACCAGCATGTCAGGCACCGTCAACCTGCAGGAGATCGCGGAGGTGTACTGGTACCGCGAAGAGCGATTCGAGGCAGCGGTCCCCGCCACCAAGGACGAGCAGACGATCGCCACGATGCGGAAGGAGATCAACGACCTAAAGCACGAGAACTCCCAGCAGAAGGCGACCATCGCCTCGGCAAGGAACCTGGAGGATGCACTGGTCGCCCGCCTGCACCGGTTCGCCGAGCAACAGGAGGACGCGGGCAGCGACGACGTCGCCGACGAGATCGACGACATCCTCGACTCCTTCGACCTGCCGACCCGCAAGAAGACCTACGAGATGGTCTTCACCGTGCCGGTCCAGGTGCGGGTCTCCGACATCAAGGCCACGGGACCCAACAAGGTCCGCGAGATGTGGGAGGCGGGCGAGATCAACTGGAACGTCGCCGACTACGAGGATCAGAGCGACGACGACATCAAGGTCATCGAGATCGCGGAGGTGGACCACCAGTGAGCGCCAACGAGACGAACACCGTGGCGATCGACGGCGGGAGCGCTGAGTACGACCTGGAGGCGGCTGCCGTCCCGATCACGGACCTGATCCAGACCCTGCTGGATGCCGAGGGGGAAGGTGCCGAGTACGTCGTCATCCTCTCGGGCAACTACCGGGGTGCGAAGTGGCTCAACCTGAGCGCCGAGGTTGACTGGCTGGGGAACCTGCTATGACCTGGGCCGCAGGCTGGAAGAGCGACGGGAGCGACCTGTTCGACGTCGTCCACGAGGGGTACGCCGACCGCTTCAAGGCGTACGACTATCTCGCCGACACCATCGAGTATCTCCGCGAGGAGGACTGGAAGGAGTTCCCCGACGAGCCAGTCGAGGAGTGGTGGAAGGACGTCGAGCAGAGCCTGGAAAGCCTCAAGGGGCTGTGCCGGGAGTGGTCAGCCACCTCCGGCGGCAAGCACCCCGTCACCCTGTGGGCCGAGGAGCGGAGGCACGGCTCATGAAGACCAACCTCATGCTCCTCGTCGGCGCGACCCTGGCCGCCGTGACTCTGATCGTGGTCTCCATGCTCGCCCTGCTGGAACCGAAGCCGACCTTCCCCACCCCTCCAGGCCAGACCTCCCCGGAGTGCACCGAGGAGGACCTGGCCGATGGGTCCTGCTACACCTACCAGGACTTCCACGACTCTGAATGGAGCACCGACTGATGGCAGACCACCACCCCGCGTGTCCGGCACGGCACGACTCGACCAAGCAGTGCATCTGCGCTGGCCTGGGACGTCCGCCGAAGAAGCCGACGAGTCCCAAGAGCCCCAAGAGCCCCAAGAGCCCGGGAGGGAGACCCAAAAGGTGAAGTACCGCGACCTCGTGGTGGGGGAGTGGTACCTGCTGTCTCACCGACGGATCCCGGACCCGCTCTGACCCACCAAACCATCGAGCCCTGGCGGATAGCCGCCAGGGCTCACCCATCTGAAGGGAACCACATCATGAGTAACCCCACCGATTGGCCCGCTTACCTACCAACGAAACGGACTCTCGTACGGAGAGTCCTGAGGTGGTTTGATGCCGCGTCTCCGGCAGATATCCAAGACGGAGCGCAGTGGTACCACGACGCCCACGCGCTGGCCTCCGACCTGGCCCCGGTACTGTCCCAGAACGGAGACGGCATCGTACGTGCCGCTGAAGTGATCGCCGCGCTGAGCCCGCGTACCATCTGGTCACGTAACGCGGCCGGTGCCGCGCTCCTCGTCCTTGGTGACGAGCCCCTGCCTGGCCTGCTGACCCGCAACGTATCGATGGCTCGCTCGGTCATCGCGGGCCACTCCCTGGAGGAACTGACCAAGGGCCCGAAGATCCAGGCGTTCGCGAGGAACATCGCGGGCGAGACCTGGACCGTGACCGTGGACGTGCACATGGCGTACGCGATGGGTATCGACGAGCGCACGCTGAGCCGCGCTGGTTGTTACGACGCAGCAGCCGAAGCGGTACGTGCTGCGGCGGTGGCACGAGGCGTGGAGCCTTCGACAATGCAAGCAACAACCTGGCTGGTGGCACGGCGCGCGAAGTTATCGGAGAACCGCAAGCGCAGTTGACGAAGCCGAGACTGGCTCAGTAACGTGTGACAAATGTGCTGCATTGTCGAGGGTTGTACTCGCCCGCGAGACGCAAGAAGCCGAAGCCGCTATTGCGGTAGCCACAGAGGAAAGAAAGAACGCTGGGGAGACCCCCAGCACGTATCCGGGTACGGGGAAACCCAAACCTACGGTGCGGTTCACGCCCGGATCCGCCGTCAGTTGGGTCCTGCTAAAGACCAGACATGTGTCTGCGGAAAGCAGGCTCGGTACTGGTCCTATGTCGGCGGCGACCCGGACGAGATGACCGAAGAGGGGTGGGGCGATGGCGAGTGGGCAGTGAGGTACTCCGCGAAGATGGAGTTCTACCGTCCCGCCTGCCCCTCCTGTGCCAAAAAGGACGATCACCGTATTCGGCACTCCGGGACTTGCCCGGGATGCGGTGAAGAGTTCGAAGCAGTATCAACCAAGAAGATCTACTGCAGTCGAAAATGCAGTCGACGTCGACAGGGGATAGATCTATCCCGAAAACCCTGAAAGGAACCCCATCATGGGAGACGCAGCAACCATCCGCTTCTGGACCAACAACGAGGATCCCCACCCGGTCGGCCTCTACCTGCACTGGGAAGGTGGCCAATACGCCGAGGCGCTGGCCTCCGCTCTGACGGCGGCCAAGGACCGCTGGGGCGACGAGGACTACGCCAACCGCATGACGATCCAGTCGATCCTGGGGTTCGTCGGCATCGGGGCCAGTGGCCTCGGCGGCGGCCTGTTCGCGGGCACCGCCTCCCGGGGTGAGGACCACCCGATCCTGAACGTCTCGTGGGAAGAGCAGGTCGTCTGGACCGACGAGTGGCGGCTGTCCTTCAACCAGTTCATCCGCAACGAGGGCCACGTCTGGGAGGTGCTGCAGGCGTGATCGAGATCGAAGACCCGCCCAAGCACATCGACTGTGACTGCGGGGAGTGCCTGCCGTGGACGTACTGAGCGAGCCTCCGAAGAAGCGGAGCCGGGGCACCAGCAACGGCAACTCCTCCGGCTCGGCCGAGGACCGGCGGCGTCGGAAGATGTGGCTGCTGGAGACGTACGCCGCCGATCAGGTGATGGTCAAGATCGCGAGGCCTAACCGACGAGACCAGTGGGTTGCGCGCTTTCCAGCATATCTGGAGGAGTCAATCCAGGTGTGGGCTGAGATCTCACCTCTCGCTGTCCTCACCGTCCACCCCGCCTGCCGCTGCTACCGCTGCGGGAAGTTGCTCATCTTCGAGACCCTGACCGTGGACCGGATCATCCCGGGCTGCAGGGGCGGGACCTACCGCCGCAACAACATCCGCCCGGCCTGCGCGCCGTGCAACGAGAAGACTGGCGGGGCCACCCGCCGGAAGGGAAAGAAGCGTGACTGACAAGGAAACCATCCGCGCGTGTGCCCAGCGCCGAGCACAGGAGTGCATCGACGACTGGGCGATCACGGGCTGGAACGAGTCCAACGAGATCTGGGGCACGGACTTCACCGAAGAGGAGTTGCGCGAGATCCACGACCTCGCGGCCAAGGCGAAGGCGGTGCTCCCCGATGAGTGACTGCAAGAAGTGCGACCACTCTGAGCACGGGCGCGACGAGTGCGAAGGGGTCGTCGGTTACGACCACCTGAACGGCGACCACGCGTGCGCCTGCTCCGGCCCGGTCACCGCGATCAGCCTGATCCGGGAACTGGTTGACAGCATCGAGGAGTACCCCGAGTACGTCGACTCCGAACTGCTGGTCACCGACCAGTACGGCAAGGAGTACGTGCTGCAGGGCACCCAGATCCAGGGCGATGTCTGGCTGATCGTCGACAACGACGCCACCGACGACATGGCCGCGCACGCCGATGCCGACCGCTTCGAGAAGCAGTTGGCCGACATCCGCAAGTTGTGCGAGGTGGAACTCGGCTTTGCTCCACCTCGCGCGTACACCTATGCGTGGGAGGGTGATGAAGAAGTGCAGCGCGGGGATTACCTCGTGGTTCCGCCGAACACCTACAACCCTGCCCCGGCCATCGGCCGCGTGCTGCGCACGATGCCGAACCCGGACTTCGCCGGGGACATCACCGTGCTCAAGCAGAAGGCCAGCACCGAGGTGATCAAGCGCCCAGTGCGGCAGTCGGACCGGTACATCGAGACCGCCGAACTGAACCGTAAGATCGACGAGATGCACGGGCCCGGAGCGGCAGCCGCGATCGACGCAGCCATCGCCGACGGGTCGATCTTCGGGGACGATGTCCTGTGAGCCTCGCCGCCGCCGTGATCTTCGTCTTCGTCCTGGTCGTCTGGCTGTGGGACTGATGCCCCTCGACCCGCCGTTCTGGTCGTTCGATGTGCAGACGGCGGACCACGACGACCTCAAGGAGATCGGCTACGCCAAGGCGCGCTGGTCGCGGGTCACCATCGACCGCGAGCAGGTGCCGGACTGGCGCCACGCGTACGCCGACGCAGCCTGCATGGCAGTCGCCATCCACGGCGGGATGCCCACCCGGGTCCTGCCGAGGTACTAGCGGTGCTTCACCCTGAGGATGAGTGAGCGATCGTCCTCGCGCCCTGCGGAAGTGGTGACGTGGCAGACGACCATGTAGTTCTGGTCGTCTACGCCACCCTCCAGCCACACCACGCACTTCCCGTCAACGATCGACTCGGGGTGGACCAGGGACTTGGTCACGCCGCCCACGCCACCGGTCGGCAGCGTCCACACCGCAGCGGTGATGGTCTCTCCGGCCTGGAGCCAGGGCGTGAAGTCGAAGCCGTAGTCGAGGACTGCCTCGGGGTCATGGATGAAGGTAGGGATCGAGTGCGACATCAGAGGTCCTCTGCTGAGACGGGAACGATGCGGCGCTCTGCCTGCACCACGGGTACGCGGGACTCCCGGGCCACGGTCACCGTCCGGGCCGGGTCCAGCGGCGGGATGACCGGCCCGACCGGTGACGTAGTCCCGGTGGCGGCGAAGGTCGGCGGCCCAACCACAACCGTCGGCAGGTCGGCCACGAGGGTCCCGCTGAAGGCGGCCCCCGTCACCACGCCAGCAGCAGCGACAGACGGTGGCCCGACCGTGACCGTCGGCAGATCAGCCAGGACCGACCCGGCGTACGTCGGTGCGGCCACCACGCCCGCAACGTTGACGGTCGGCGGACCGACCGTGACCTCGGGCAGGCTCGCGACCAGCACGCCCTCGCCCGGAAGCGTGAACGCCCCGCTCGCCGCCATAGTCGGCGGCCCCACCGTGAGGCTCGGAACGCTGGCGTTCAGGTCACCGCTGTAGGTGGGCGGTGCGATCACCCCGGCTGCGGCCATGGTCGGAGGACCGACCGTGACCGGCGGGAGGTCAGCGACCAGCGTGCCGGTGAACAGCGGCGAGCCGGTAGTGCCGCTCGCGGCCATCGTCGGCGGCCCCACGGTCACGGTCGGTGTCGATGCGTCGAGGTCGCCCGTCCAGGTCGGAGCCGTTACCGTGCCGGAGATGGCTGCGGTCGGCGGCCCCACGGTCACGGTCGGAGTGCTCGCTGCGACGGATCCGCTGTAGCTGGGTACGCCGACTGTGCCGGAGATGGCTGCGGTCGGAGGACCCACGGTCAGCCCAGGGGTGGATGCCACCAGCGTGCCGGTGGTGACGACGCCCCCAGCCGGGCGCAGGGCCACGAGGATGGCACCCCACGGCGAGTTGCCGCCGTTGCCTGAGGCGATGGTGACGTCTCCGGTCGCACCCGTGGCGGCCTGAGCCCTGTCGCCCACCCAGTCGATGGGTCGGTCAGCGCGTTCGGTCCAGCCCGAGGGCGGCGTGATCGCGTTGCCGTCCCACGAGCCACGGATGGCCTGCAGGAAGGTGTCAGCGGTCACGGTCGAGATCGACAGCGCCAGGGCCGACCCAGTGGTGCCCTTGTTGGTCGAGGGGGTCACGTCGATCGGGGTCGTCGTGTCGACCTCGGTGTACCCGAAGGTCTGGCCATCGCTCGACGCGGAGGCGTGGGTGAATGCGAACGACGTGGCGGGCGAGGACGCCGGGACCACGTAGCGATAGATGGAGAGTCGCACGGACCATCCGTCGATGCCGTCCCCGTAGGTCGTCGTCGCGACCAGGGTCACGGTCCCGGGCGCCGTGATCACCGGCGCCGTCGAGCCCGCATGACCGGCATTGACGTACATCAGGATGACGTCGTCGGTCGCGGTCCCCGCAGGAACGTTGATGGTCGTGGTGGACCGCGTGCCGGTGGTGACAGCGGTCCCGGCCGCCCGGAACGCGATGACCACGGGTCAGGCCCTAGGAGGTAGGTGCAGTGACGGGGATGGTGATGACCGGAGCGCCGAGGTCGACCGAGCCGCCGGAGATGATGTCCACGTCGTTGAGCGACAGGTCGCCTGAGCCCGCGCCGACCGAGCCCTCCATGATGGCGGTGCCACCTGAGGTCTGGATCCGGAAGTACTCAGCGGTGCCGGTGTCAGACGCTGTGACGGCAGCGGGGTTGGACCCGGTGATCTGACCAGCAGCCGGGGTGGCCGCCGTCCAGGAAGCGATGGTCACCGAGGCGAGCAGCGTGCCCGTCGCGGCGTTGCCGGGGCCGGGAGCGGCACCGGTGCGGATCTGCAGCACGCTGTTGGCGCCGAGCGAGGTGACGAGAGCGTCATCCACGGCGGCGGTTGCGGCATCATCGAGTGCGGTTGCAACGGCAGTTGTGATGACGATTGCCATGGTAGGTAACTCCTGAGTCTAGATGCCTCAGGGTAGATCAACTATCGAAGGAGAGCCCAACAGTGGCCAAGAAGATCCCCCAGCCCAAGAAGCCCAAGAGTTACGGCAAGGAGTCCGGCACGTTCAGCAAGCCGCACCCTGTCCAGCCCGGTGCGTGCAAGCACTGCGGTGCGTACCCGCCCTGCACCCCCAAGTCCACCAAGTCCACCAAGTAGAGGAGAAGTAGATGTTTGGCAAGAGCAAGCGCCCCGGGAAGTCCGACCCCGTGGTCGTCCAGGCGTACGGCAAGTCCGGCAAGAAGGAGATCGTCTCGCTGGACTCCCCGAGGGCAGCCCGCAAGTGGCTGAACTCGGTGGGCAAGAAGCACGGGAAGACCCCCGGCGTCACCGTCGAGGGCACCCCCAACGGCCTGACCGTGAAGGGTCCCGACGGCAAGCCGGTCACCCACTACAACATCGAGAAGGAGAAGTGATGAAGGAAGAGAAGATGGCCGCCGCCGCGATCAAGCGCGCGAAACGGCAGAAGTCCAAGCGGAAGAAGCGTCTCCTCGCGAAGAAGGCATTCAACTTCGCGAAGCGGGCCGACCGCAAGCGTCAGACGGGAGGCTGAGCACGATGCTGGAGTTGCTCAAGTCGATCGGCGACTCGATCGCCGAGAACCTCAAGGCCAGCGCCTACGGCCTGCTGGAGGAGGCCTTCAAGGCGGGTCAGGAGTACCAGTCCTGGCGACAGGCCGGAGCCCCCGAGGGGTTGGAGGTTCCCGACTTCAAGCAGTGGGCCGCCGAGCGATTCAAGTAAGAGGAGGAGAAGCATGAGTGTCAAGAACCTGTGGAACCACGCTGCCGCCAGCGAGGAGAGGCAGTTCGCCAGCATTTGGATGATCCCGCAGGAAGGGATCTGGTCGTTCACCGTGGCCGAGGTGGTCGAGCGGCTCAACGAGTGGCTCGGCTGCCTCGGCGCGGACTTCCGGTTCGAGCCGGACCCGCGCGTCAGCGAGGACCACTACGCGCTGATGAAGATGCGCGACCACACCCAGGCTCTCGCGGTCGCCGCACTGGGCCGGATGGTCGCGCAGACCCTGCTCGACGAGAGGAGCAAGTGATGCAGGCGTACAGCACCAGCACCGACACCACGTACGAGTCGTGGGAGGCGCTGGTCGAGGCAGAGTCCAACGGCTACCTGGCCGTGGCTCTCCTCACCAACCAGAAGCAGACCTGGCCGTTCGTCGAGGGGCCGTTCCCGACCAAGCGCGAGGCCACCAACGCTCGGACCCGCATGCGGAACCGGTTCAAGAAGGAGTCTGAGTGGCAGGCCCAGGTGACAGGAAAGTTCTTCGTCACCCCCGCCTGGAAGACGGAGAGGAAGCGGGCCTGATGTGCGGCTGCGAGCGGCACTATGACGGGACGTCCGCATGCACCTGCGTCTGCCCCGAGCATGCTAACTTCCGAGCAGCGTGGACGTTGGCGATGGCCCGGTTCGATCAGATCCAGGTACTCCAGCAGGAGGTCGCCAGGCTCAGCGGTGAACTCGAAGCCGCCAAGCAGGCGGCCCGGGAGATCATGGCCGAGCGCAACACCTGGGCTCGCGAACTCGCGGACATGCGCGACGAGCGGGACACCGCCCGAGATGAGTTCGACAAGGTCCGCACCCTGTGGGCTGAGAGCGATAACAACTCCATCGCTCGGCAGGTCGCTCTGGAGGGGGCGATTCAACAGGTACTGGAAATCGGGTACAAGAACCTGTTCCAAGAAGACCTGAACAAGGCCTTGCGCAATCTAAGGAGAGTGCTCGATGACGACTGAGGAAAAGGACCCGACCACCGAGGAGATCATGCGGGTTGGCCGCTACTGGGCACGCGTCAAGGCGCGAGCCTGCTCACACAGCAGCGGGATCACCTTCGACGTCGACAACGAGATGCGCTGCCCTGATTGCGATCAGCGGCTGTTCGTCATGTCGGAGATGCAGATCGAGGAACTACGGAAGGAGAAGCAGTGACAGCACAGACAGACGAGAGGGTCTACGCGGCCGAGAATGACTGGCTGCAGATGATGACGCTGGCCGACAACCGAGGTGGTGTCATCCGGTACCAGGGCGAAGAGTACCTGCCCGAGGGGTTCGTCCGGTTCTCGGGGATCGACGACATCGCGGCGTACGTCGCCAAGGTGCTGGCTCACATCGGCCGGGACGCAGACGCGATCCACGTGGTCGATGGACGCGGCGGTAGCGCGGCGCATTTCGACTACTTCCGGCAGGAGATCCAGATCCCCAAGCGGGAGAAGGGCGGGGCATGGGCGCTGAACTCGGCGGTCGTGTTGCACGAGGTGGCGCACTATCTCAGCCCCGCCAACGGGCACACTCGGCCCTTCCGGCTGGCGTTCGTGCGGCTCCTGGAGGACCTCGGGCAGGTCGAGAATGCCCGACTCCTGCAGGCCTGCTTCAGCGTGCACAGCCTGAGCGTGCTCAAGGCCGACACCACTGAGGCGACCATCGCTCGGATCGGCAAGGTGCTGCGGCAGGCTGAGGCTGCGAGCACCGAGGAGGAGCGCGCCACGTTCCTCGCCAAGGCGCAGGAGATGGCGACCCGGCACTCGGTGACCTTGGCCACCGCACGGGCCCACCAGGCCCGCAAGGAGGAGCGCGCAGCACCTGTCGCGCGCTCGTACAAGGTCGGCGCTGCCCGCCAGCGTGGCCTGGTGCAGTTGATCCACCTGATCATGGGGATCAGCTCAACGAACGATGTGAAGTTCACGATCTACGGGGATAACTCCGGGGTCACGATGTACGGCTTCGTCGAGGACATCGACCTGACGATCGCGCTGTACGAGTCGATCCGCACACAGATGGTCACCGACTGCGAGGCCTACCTCGCGACCGACGAGTGGAGGGGTGAGCGGGTCTGGTCCGAGAAGCAGTTCGCGAGGGTTCCGATCACCAAGATCACCGCGCGACTGGCGTTCAACGACGCCTACCAGCGCAGGATCGGCCATCGGATGGCCGAGGCCCAGCGCGCTGCTCGCAAGGCGGTCGAGACCGAGAAGCCGGAGGTCGGCACCGCGCTGATCCTGCGGGACAAGGCGGTCGAGGTGCGCGAGGCGTACGCAGTCGCGACCCGGACGATCAAGCGCTCGTGGAGTGGCGGCAAGGTCACCGGGTCGGAGCGTGCGTTCGCCGCCGGAGACCGGGCTGCCCGGTCGGCATCGATTGGTGCCGAGAAGCAGTTGACACCTACCGCTGATCAGGGGTAGGTTCATCTCTCGTTGGGCCGGGAGGCTGGGGGCGCTCCTCGGACGTGACTTCCGGCCCAACGAGACAATTGAATAGCGCTTACTCTGAGAATTCAGGGAGACGGTGAGCCGAACTCGCTGTCGGTTATCTTTTGGTGATTATCCCGGTGCGAACTAACTTGTTCACCGCCACCCTGAGTGCTCAGACTGTCGAGCCGAATGTGTTCGGTTATCCTTTCGCAAAGGGGAAGTTGCGGGTTCGAGTCCCGTCGTCGCTCCCGAGCGACGTAACTCAATTGGTAGAGTGCCTAAACGTCGGACGCAACTCCTTGTTCGACAGGCTATAAGCGCACGGTGCGAGCCGAAGAGACTTCGGTTATCTAACATTCAAGCAGCGGCTCCCGCTGCCACCACTGGGATCACCCGAGAGGGCCCGGCCCGGAACTCACTCCTTGTTCGCGCCACTCAAACTTCATACGCTGAGCCGAAGTGTTTCGGTTATCGACTGTTAATCGGGCGGTTGCGGGTTCGAGTCCCGTCGACCAACTAATCCTTGGTCGTAACTCAATTGGTAGAGTGCCAAACGCCGGAGCGCACAACTTGTTCAGCAGACTAACCTCGATACGAGCCGAAGAGTATTCGGTTATCACTGGTTCGATTCCTGTCTAGCAACTTCAAACCTTGCTAGGGCCCCGCGTTGGCAGGGGAACCCGGATCTCACCCTTTGCTCGCGTCACTCTTCGGCCAGCACGGACTCCCCGTGCTGGCCTTTTTCTATCTGAAAGGAAACCACCATGAGCATCTACAGGGACTTCCTGAACGGCCGGAACTCCACGCCGCAGAGCGAGCAGGCGAAGCCGGAGCAGGTCAAGAACTCGGCCGGAGGCTACGTCTTCAAGGTCAGCACGACCACGGCCATCGACCGCTTCCTGATCCTCGGCTCGGACACGCCGACCTACTACGCCTCGGCGCAGACCCTGACCCAGGAGAACGCCAAGGCGATCACGGCGTACGCGCAGAAGCAGGGCAACGACCTCGTCGAGCGAATCCTCGACGTCAGCGTCAATGGCCGCGCGCCGAAGAACAGCCCGGCGCTGCTTGCGCTGGCCATCGCGGCCTCCGTCGGCGACGAGGGCACCCGGCGTGCTGCCTTCGACGTGCTGCCGAAGGTGGCCCGCACCAGCACCCACCTCTTCGAGTTCGTGGAGTACCTCGACTCGATGCGCGGCTGGGGCCGTGCTCCGCGCCGCGCCGTCGGTGAGTGGTACGTCTCGAAGACGCCCGAGCAGGTCGCCTACCAGGCGGTGAAGTACCGCCAGCGCAACGGCTGGACGCACCGCGACGTGCTCCGCCTCGCGCACCCGGAGACGGCTGACGGCGCGATGAACGACGTGCTGAAGTGGATCACTCAGCCGGATGCGTTCACCGAGGCGACCTCGGCTCTGCCGACGTACGCCGGTCTGCCCCAGGTCATCCGGGGCTTCGAGCACGCCAAGAACGCGATGACCTCGGCTGAGGCTGCCGAACTGATCACCTACTACGGCCTGCCGTGGGAGGCGATCCCGGACGCGTACATCAACACGCCGGAGGTGTGGAAGGCGCTCGTGCCGACGATGGGCATGACCGCGCTGATGCGCAACGCCTCGCGCGTGGCTCGCCTGCCGGAGAGCCGCGAGAAGTCGCAGATTGAGGAGGCCGTGGCTGAGCGTCTCGCGGACCCGGAGATGGTCCGCAAGGGTCGACTGCACCCGGTGAACATCCTCACCGCGATGCGGACGTACGCGGCTGGCCGCAGCCAGGTCGGGTATGGCAACGGCGGCTCTACCTGGACGCCGAACCGGCTGGTCACCGACGCGCTCGACGAGGCGTTCTACGCCTCGTTCAAGTACCAGGAGCCGACCGGCAAGCGGTACCTCGTGGCGCTGGACGTGTCTGGCTCGATGGGCGCCGAGGTGAAGCCGGGCCTGACCGCTCGCGACGTCTCGGCCGCGATGGCGATGAGCCTGCTCGCGACCGAGCCGAACGTGGACGTGGTCGGCTTCACGGCCGCGAACACCCAGGCTCGGTACGGGCAGCGTCGATACAGCCAGGGCTACGACCCGTACGCTGCCGCGTTGACTCCGCTCGACCTGAGCCCGCGCCGTCGGCTCGACGACAACGTGGCGGCGGTCCGGGGGCTCCCGTTTGGCCGGACCGACTGCGCACTCCCGGCGCGGTGGGCCCGCGAGCAGGGCAAGGACTACGACGCGATCGTGATCTTCACCGACTCGGAGACGTGGGCTGGTCGCCAGGAGCACCCGTTCCAGGCGCTGACGAAGTACCGCAAGCAGGTCGGCCACAAGGTGGCGCAGATCGTGGTCGGCCTGACCGCCACGGACTTCACCATCGCGGATCCGTCCGACCCGGACTCGCTCGACGTGGTCGGCTTCGACTCGGCCCTGCCGGGCCTGATCTCGGAGTTCACCAAGTAGCGGCACCCCACCCAGTAGGCCCCGGATAGATCTATCCGGGGCCTACTCTGTACCTGGAGGCATGATGTGGATCGTCCTCTTCGCTGTCGACCTCGTTCTCGGGGCGGTCCTGGCCTGGATGTTCGGCAGCGGCTGGTGGAAAAACGGAAACCAGCGCTGCTGGGACAAGATGAAGGAGGAGCAAGATGAGTAAGCAGAGGGCCCGGTACCGGGTGGCGAGCAAGGTGGCCCGAGACGGATCGCTCTGCCTGATGGGGCAGATCCTCCTGCTCCTCGGCGGGCCGCGCCTGGTTGCCGCCCTGTGGAGGTTCCGCTGATGGGAGACGAACAGCGGGGGCAGGTCAAGCCGAGCAAGCCCGTCTACCCGCCGAAGCGCCCGGCCGGGTCAAAGCCCCCGACTCCGCAAGAGCAGGTTCGCGCAGAGGCTCAGAGGCGAGGGCGTCGATGATGGACCACGGCGAGTGCTGGGTGTGCGGCCGTTCGGTGGCACTGCGTGGAGCGGCGTACCCCTACCGCATGGACCCACACCCGTCCCGAGAGACCAATGCCCTGTGCGCAGGGAGCGACCTGGAGTGGAAGGATCCGATCCTGTGAGCACCAAACCAAGGCGTAGAAGGCTCCTCCCAGAGGTGAGCAGGCGTCTGCCGCTCGGGCAGCCGGGCACCCCTGACCGCAAGAGCCGTAAGCGCCAGGAGGAAGAGGAGTGGGCAGCCAAGTCCGGGCCCGTGATCTACGGGCGGACGGTCACCATCAGCCCACAGCAGTACGAGCACGAAGTGATCCGCGCGGCGGCTGAAGAGGGCTGCATGAGATGGTTCATCGACAGGATGGACATCCAACCCGAGCCCGGAACCTGGCGGTTCCAGAAGGGCTACGACTACACGATGGAAGACGGTCAGGTGGGTCACATTCCAGACATGTGGATTTACACCTGCGAGGTGGTGCTGAGTGAGTAGCCCAGCACTGGCCCGCATCCTGGAGATGTCCGCCGACGGTGTCACCCAGACGGAGATCGCCCGGGACACCGGCCTGAGCCAGCCCACCATCTCGCGGATGCTGCGCGAGGGGCAGGAGCAGATGGCGGCCAACGCTGAGTTGGTCACCGCCCGGCGGCTGAGCCGGGGGTCCGGGCTGCCCTCGATCCCGGCCCCCGAGCGTGACGTGCTCGGCCGGATCCTGTGCACCGAGGAGGACTGCGAGCAGCCCGCCAGCGCGGGGTCTGCTGTCTGCGAGGAGCACGGCGGTCCGGCCGCGCGGGTCGCGCTGGCCGACCTGATCAACCCGGCCATCCGCCGCCTCGGTGAACTGATCCACAGCCAGGACGAGCGCGTCGCGCTGGCCGCCAGCGAGGCGGTGCTCAACCGCACCGGTTATGCTAAAGCCGTGGAAGTCACTGTCACCGATGCGAGAGAGGTACTGATGAGCCGTCTTCTGCAGGCACGGCAGGAGTACTTGGAGGGTCACCCTGAGGTAGTCGAGGGCGAAGTCATCAGCGATGACATCCTCTGAGGAGCGATGGGTCGCAGCCTTTGGGTACGAAGGCGTCTACGAGGTATCTGACCTTGGTCGGGTGCGGTCGGTGACTCGTCAAGTACGAACCAAAGACGGTCGGACCTGGACAGCGAAGGGGCGTGTGCTGTCCCCCGCTATCGACAAGGCCGGATACCCCTTCGTCTCGCTCAAGGTCGCGGGAAAGCAGCGCACCCATCGTGTTCATCGACTAGTCCTGATGTCCTTCGTCGGACCTCCCCCCGAGGGGATGGAGTGTCTGCACCGTGATCACAACCGAGCGAACCCTGGACTGGTCAACCTCCGCTGGGGAACACACGCCGAGAACATGCAGGCTGCGAAGGACCGTGGGAGTTTCCACAAGACACACTGCAAGCGGGGACACCCTCTAGAAGGTGAGAATCTTGAGCGCTTTGCCCGCACGTGTCGCACATGTCGCCGAGCGAGGCAACGAGATCCTGTGACCATGGACCTGTCCGAGTTATCCGCCTAGGATGCGGAGTGCCCCGGCTCCCGTGTCGAGTTCGGGAGCCGGGGCGGAGAAGCAAGGTGTTGAGAAGATGGACCCATCCAGCCACAACCCCAGCCGGGTCCCACTATAGGCCCCGGTCTAGCAATAGTCGAGGAAGGACCCAACCACGTGACTGAGAACCGGTCAGAACTCCAGCCGAAGGCAGGAGCACCGTACGCGATCGGCGCACGGGAGTACCTCAAGCGAGGCTGGGATTCACCGTTGCCGGTGCCGTACGGCTCCAAGCAACTGGCCGTCTCAGGCTGGACAGGGTACCGAGGCAAGCGCCCCGACCATGGCCAGGTCAAGCACTGGCTCAACCAGCACGGCGCCGACAACATCGCGATCCGGATGCCCGAGGATGTCATCGGTATCGACGTCGATGCGTACGGCGACAAGTACGGCGAACTCACCCTTGACGTGTGGGAGATGTCGATCGGCCCGCTACCCGCGACGTGGCGCTCCACGAGCCGGAACCGCGACATCTCCGGCATCTACTGGTTCCGCCTGCCGGAGGAGGCTGTCGGCCTGCACTGGCACGACCTCGGCGGCGACGTCGAGACGATCTCCTGGCACCACCGCTACGCCATGGTCTGGCCGAGCATCCACCCGGAGACCGGACAGACGTACGTCTGGTACGACGACTGGGGCAAGCGGGTCGTCGACCCCCCGGCCAAGGAGGATCTCGCGCTCCTGCCGATGGCGTGGGTGCAGCGGCTGCTGAAGCCCAGCCACGAGGACCGCAGCGCGGTCACGCGCGACACCTCCGGCCACCGCGACCCGGCGTACGGCGTACGCTCCGACGCGCAGGTCTGGATCGAGCGCTCACTGCAGACCCTCGACGATCTGCCGAACCCCTGGTACCCAGGAGCGTTCTGGGACCAGACCACCTTCAACGTCGCCTGTGATCTGGTCCGGCTGGCCAACTCCGGCTGGACCGGCTACACCCTGGAGCAGGCGCAGGACGACCTCTTCGCTCACGCCCCCACCGACGAGGAGTGGACGAACCACGAGGTCGACGCGAAGTGGCGCTCGGCACTGACCGCCGTCGGCGAGGAGGCCCGGCCCGACCCGGTCGCCGAGGACTTCGAGCCTCTCACCGACGAGGAGCAGGGCGGCTCGCTCTTCGACGCCACACCAGTCTTCCGCCACATCCGCCAGGCCGCGCACTCCCGGGGGCTCCGCGCGCCGATGGTGCTGCAGAACGTGATGGCGCGGATCCTGCTGGAGGTACCGCCCGGCTGGGTGTTGCCGCCCGTGGTCGGGGCCAAGGCGAGCCTGAACCTGTTCTTCGCCTCCGTCGGTGTCAGCAGCGCGGGCAAGTCCACCAGCACCGAACTCGCTGGCGAACTGCTTGGGCTCGTGGGCATGGAGCAGGACCGGCAGATCCTCCCGGTCGGTACGGGCGAGGGGATGGCGGATGCCTTCCTCGACTACGACAACAAGATCGACGGCATGCCGCAGTTGCTCCCGAACCCGGCGCGGATGTTCACCGCCGACGAGGTGGAGACGCTGAACCAGTTGGTCGACCGGAACGGGTCCACGCTGTCCAGCCTGCTGAAGACGGCAGGCACGGGCGGCACGCTCGGGCAGGCCAACGCCAAGGCCGGTGGCCGCAACCGGATCGTGCCCCGGGGGCAGTACCGGATGACGATGGTGGTCAACGTGCAGCCGTCGATGGCGGCCCCCCTGCTCGACGGCGAGAAGTCCGGTCTGCCGCAGCGCTTCTTGTGGATGAGCGCTGAAGACCCCGAGGCACCGCGCTCGGCGACCGAGGACTTCCCGGAGTACCCCGGACCGCTGGACTGGGAGATGCCGGGCGACGGCAGCCCAGAGCGGGTCATCTCCTACTCGAACGAGATCAGGCTGCAGGTCATCCAGGCACACCTCGACGAGCAGCACCGTACCGACGGCGGGAAGATGGAGGGTCACCTCAACCTCACCCGCCTGAAGGTTGCCGAGATCTTCGCGATCCTGCACGGCGAGACCGACATCACCGAGCAGTGGTGGGAGTTGGCTGGCCGGTTCGTCAAGGAGTCGGTGAAGGCCATCGAGATGTGCAAGGAGGCTGTGCTCACCGAGGCGGTCGAGGAGAACGTACGCCGTGCGCAGGCCGCAGGTCACGCGCAGGTCATCACCACAGAGATCGTCCAGCAAGACGCCTTGCTGGTGGAGCGGTGTCGGGGCCGGATCGTCAGCCTCCTGGAGGACTACGAAGGAGAGGTCGTCACCTGGGCGTACTTGCTCAAGCAACTGTCCAAGAGGCAGAAGCAGGTTGCCGACCGAGCCCGCGAGGCGTTGGAGATCAACGGCGTCATCGAGGTGACGCCAGGTAAGAGGGGCGGGGAGCAGATCACGCTGGCCGCCGAGTAAACAAGGAGAAGCAGGATGCATGACATGTCGACAACACCGGATTACGCTCGCATGGTCGTCAAGTACGACTACGACCCGCTCGATGCTGGAGGTGTCGCAGAGGCACGGAAGATCGTCCCTCGTCCGCGTGACGCCAAAGGGAGGTACGTATCCACCATCTTCGGAAAGGTGCAGGGGTGAACGTGACCCGTAAAGAACTACGGAACTTCGACAGAGAGGCGCAAGATCTGATTCTAGAAGCCCAGCGACTAGGCCTGACGGTGCGGCTTTCGCGTAAGAACCACGCCATCATCTGGTCTAAGAACGGCATGACCACTGCGGTAGCGAGGAGACTTCACAGTGCAGGCCGAGCAGCACAGAACGCTCGCATCGGCGTAAGAAAAGTAATCGCAGACCACGTGGGCGCCCGATGATCCGGTGGAGGCGGATCGTACAGGCTTACCCCTGTCCGGTCTGCACCGCTGGACCTGGCGCTGACTGCCTGACGGCTAACGGGAACCGGAAGGCGGAGCCGCATACTGACCGTACGCGACTCGCCTCGGCGAACAACTGGGAGGATCCTGATGAAGTGCAAGCAGGAACTCTGTGAGTTCTGGAACGGCCATCTCTGCGTCTGCGCCGCGATCGACGGTGACCCTGAGGCCATCGAAGCCCTGGAGAACTGGATGTCCGACGAGGACTAGGGCAACATAGACCGGGAGTGGCGGGCTTGGGTTTCCTAAGATCGCGGGCCCGCCACTCCCTCTTCCTTAAGGAGAGACATGAGTCACTTTGACGGAGGCGCTGAAGCCCTCCATGACGAGTACCAGGCAGCCACGCTGAAGAAAGCAGGCCTGCCGGACCACCTCGAAGTCTCGGAGATGCGCCTGGAGTACGGAATCCAGGACGTCCGGGGGATCAAGTGGTTTGGTTACGCCAGCCGCGAGTCTGCCGAGGAGTTCTCTGGCGACGGGGACACTATCCTCGTCCGCGAGGTGATCAGCACCGAGTGGCGCGAGGCAACCCCCCGTGAGGACTAGCCAGCGCGAGCGCAGCGCTGAAGCCAAACTGCGTGACGGCGTGAAGAAGCGGCTGGGCGGTCTCGCACTGAAGTTGACCCCTACGGTTTCTGGTATCCCCGACCGTCTAGCAATCCTGCCCGGCGGCAAGGTCGTCTTCATCGAACTGAAGCGTGAGTCTGGCGGAGTCGTCAGCGAGATTCAGAAGGTCCAACACGACCGTCTGCGCGCGAAAGGGCATGACGTCGTCGTGCTCCGAGGAACGAAAGAGGTCGAGGCATGGCTGGCCGAGATGGAAGAGGAGATGTCTTGACCGGCCGACCGAGGATCTACCCCCGCGAGCGAGTGTGCGCTTGGTGTGGTGTCACCTATGAGGGATACCCCGGGAAGCCGAAAGGCGAGAAGACCTACTGCAGCCGCGCACACTCAACCGCTGCGAACCGGGCCAAGCCAGGACACCAGCAGACAGCCGGGCAGCAAGGAGGTAAGGTTCGAGGCGAGCAGATGTCTACTGCTCGTGAAGCCCGGGGAAACTCGAAGCGACCCCCACCCACGGGGTCTAGAAGTCCTCACGGCATCTCCAACTCCTACCTGAAGAAGGGTGAGAGGCACATCCATCGTCTCGTAGCCGAAGAGTGTCTAGGTCGGGAACTGCAACCAGGCGAGATCGTCCATCACGAGGACGAAGATAAGTGGAACAACGACCCGCCCAACCTGATCGTGTTCCCTTCGCAGGCAGTTCACGCCAGGCACCACAAACTGAAGCACTGCGGCAACCCTTGCGATTGCCCCGGAATCCGATTGGAGGTCCCAAGCCGATGACCCGTCCTGAATTGCACGCATACCAGCAGCGCGGAGTAGAGCATCTTCACGCCTACCCCCGCGCCGCGCTTTTTATGGAGCCGGGTCTCGGTTGACTGTGCAAGACAGCCACCTCGCTCTCGGCGCTGACGACCGAGCACTTTCCTGTGCTGGTGATCGGGCCGAAGCGTGTTGCGATGCGCGTCTGGCCCGAAGAGGTCGAGAAGTGGCGGCCAGACCTGTCCATCGCGGTCGCGGTCGGCTCCCCGGCCAAGCGGGCGCGGATGCTGGCCAGCAGGGCCGACATCGTGACGATCAGCCAGGACTCGATCAAGGACGTGCCGGAGAAGCACAAGTTCCGCACAGTGATCATCGACGAGAGCCACAACTTCAAGAGCCGGGACACCAACCGGTGGCGGCTGGCGAAGAAGATCACCAAGCGTGCCGAGAACGTCTGGCTGCTGACCGGCACGCCGACCGGAAACACCTCGATCGACCTGTGGTCTCAGGTCTATCTGCTCGACCAAGGTGAGCGGCTCGGCGTGGAGATCGCCGGTCGGAAGAACACCGGAATCACCGCCTTCCGCAACCGCTACTTCAGCCCCGCGCTGATCCTCGACTCGGGCGTGGTGGCGAAGTGGGAGCCGAAGCCTGGCGCCGATCAGCGCATCTTGGCGTTGATCGGCGACATCTGCCTGTCCATGAAGGCCGAGGACTACCTCGACATGCCGGACCTGATCACCAACCAGGTCAAGGTCGAGATGCCCCCGGCCGCACAGCGGGCGTACGAGGGCCTGCGCGACAATCTGGTGGCTGACCTGGAGATCCTGGGCAGCACCATCCACACGGCGGCCAACGCGGCCGTGCTCACCAACCGGCTGGCTCAGGTCACGGCCGGATTCCTCTACGGCGACGAGACCAAGGCCGTCACCCGCCTGCACAGCGTCAAGATCGACGCGCTGAAGGAGATCGCCGAGGAGGCCGGGAGTCCACTCCTGGTCTTCTACCGCTTCATCGAGGAAGCGAACATGATCCGCGAGACCTTCCTGGAGGCCAAGGGCGTGGACGACCCCGGAGCGCTCGATGACTGGAACCGTGGCCGGGTTCCGCTGCTCCTGGCCCACCCCAAGTCCGCCGGAGCAGGGCTGAATCTGCAGGCGGGCGGCCACCACATCGTCTGGACGAGCCCGAACTGGTCTCTGATCGACTACAAGCAGGCGAATGACCGCCTGCACCGCCAGGGCCAGGGGCACCCGGTGGTTGTGCACCACCTCGTGGCCGAGAAGGTCGACCGAGAAGCCATCAAGGTCGTCCAGGGCAAGAAGACCCTGCTCGAAGCGGTGCTCGACACCCTGGGCGTGGACCCAGACACCTACAACGAAGGAGACGCAGCATGATCATCAACCTGAACATCGATACCCGGGAAGACCTGTCGGAGAACGACAAGGTCGTCCTGCTCGCGCTCGCGGGTGAGATCAGCCTGGCTGAAGGAAAGGCCACCGAGCCGGTCCAGGAGACCCCGAAGCACACCCCGTCACCCGAGGGCCTCGCGGCCATCGAGCGGGACACGGCTCTGACTGAGACCGAGAGCATCCTCGCCGACTCAGACACGATGGAGGCCCTCGCCGAGGCCAAGGCTGAGCCCACCCCGGAGCCGGAGAAGGCCCCGAAGAAGGTCAACGTCTCCGAGGCCTCGCTGAAGAAGTACGGCTTCCACATCGCCGAGAACGGCGACGTCACCTGCGACCACTGCGAGTACGTCTCCGAGACCGGCCGGGCGCTGCACCTGCACGCTGGGACGCACAAGGACGAGGCCACGAAGCCGACCCTCAAGTCGGTCAAGGACGAGCCGGAGGCAGGCGTAGACGCCTTCCTGGGCTCCGAGGAGCCTTCGGTCGGAGAGGTCGAGGAGGTCGCCAAGGAGATCCAGGGCGCTCCGGACCCCGAGCCTGAGGTCGTAGAGGCCAAGGTCGTCGAGACGGACCCGAAGGCCCTGCGCGACAAGGTCGCCAAGGTCGCGACCGCGATGGTCGCGGCGCAGCGTCAGGGCGAGATCCGCAAGGTGCTCGACGAACTCGGCGTGGCCCGGGTCTCGATGGTCGCTGAGGCGGACCTGCAGAAGTTCCTGGACGCCGAGCCGATCGCCGCGTTCGCCGCCAAGGACGCCTGAGGTGCCGGGAGCCTCTTACAAAGCGGTGCACAAGAGGCTCTACCGGATCTTCGGCTCGGCCAGGGAGCACCTGTGCGCGCACCACCAAACCATCACAGGACACGGAAGGAGGGATCGCGTTGCCGTCTGAACACGCTCGGCTGTCTCCCTCGTCGGCTCACCGTTGGATCCACTGCCCGGCCAGCGTTCTCCTCGCGGAGGACGCTGGCCAGGTGCCCGACGAGGACTCGCCGTACGCAGCAGAGGGAACCAGGGCGCACACCCTGGCCGAGATCGAGGCTTCGAGGTACTTCGGATGGATCGATGACCTTGAATACAAGCGTCGTCGTGACACCTGGAAGGCCACGCTCGTCGGCGAGCACGAAGAGCAGGACATGGCCGAGGCCGCCGAAGGCTACATCACGCTGATCCAGGCAGTGGTCGACGCCAACCCGGGCGCGGTCGTCCTGCTGGAGCAGCGGATGGACACCGGGGTCCCCTCCTGCTGGGGGACCGGCGACACCGTGGTCATCGCTCCAGGCCTGATCCACGTGATCGACCTGAAGTACGGCACCGGTGTCGAGGTCTACGCCGAGGACAACGAGCAGTTGATGCTCTACGGGGTCGGCGCGTTGGACACCTTCGACATCATCGGCGAGGTCGACGACGTCTGCGTACAGATCTACCAGCCGCGCCGCAACCACGTGGACACCTACTGTCTCTCGGCTGCCGAACTCCGGGCCTGGCGCGACAGCGTCATCCCGATCGCCGAGGCAGCGCTGCAGGGGGGCGCTGAGTTCGGCCCGAGCGAGGAGGCCTGCCGCTGGTGCCCGGTCGCCGGGGAGTGCTCGGCGCGGGCCCGCTTCGTCGCGACTCGTGACTTCGGCGAGCCGACCCTGCTCGATCCCGAGCAGTTGGCGGAGGCTGTGGCGCAGATCCCGAACATCCGCCGCTGGTGCCAGCAGGTGGAAGAGCGAGCGCTGACCAAGGCCTACCAGGACGGCGTCACCATCCCAGGCTTCAAGGTGGTGCGGTCCAACGGCCGCCGTCAGATCAAGGACGACGCGCTGGCGATCCAGACGCTGATCGACAACGGGTTCAAAGCTGAGCAGGTCGCGAACTTCTCGGTGAAGGCGTTCGGCGACCTGGAGCGGCTGCTGCCGAAGGACGAACTGAACCTCCTGCTCGGCGACATCATCACCAAGACCGAGGGGAAGCCCTCACTCGTCCCGCTCGACGACAAGCGGGAGCCCATCAACGCACTGGAGGAAGAGAGCAAGGTGTTCGGAGTGATCGAGCAGTGATCGCGGTCGCGGTCGTCTTCGTCGTCCTGACGACGGTGGCAGCGGGGTTCGTCTTCGCGCCGCAGATCGGCGACTGGATCGACGAGTTCACATGGGCGAGGGTCAATCGGCGGGAGTACCGCCGAATGATCAAGTTCAACCCGCACCTGCGTCCGGAGACGCTGGAGCAGATGACCCGCCGCGCCTGGGAAGAACACCAGCGCAGGGCTCTTGACCAACGGCCTACGTAGGCCGTAGATTGAAGCCAGCCGTCCCCGAGAGCATTCCCCGCTCGACGGGGGCGGCATCCAACAACCGATTGAAACCAGAGGAAACAGATGGCAACCAAGGTCACCACCGGAGTCGTCCGCGCGTCGTTCGTTCGCATCTTCGAGCCGCAGCCCGGCAAGAACCCGAGCGACAAGCCGAAGTACGGCATCACCCTGCTCATCCCGAAGTCGGACAAGGCCACGCTCGACGCGCTCTACGCCGCTGAGTCCGAGGCCAAGGAGGCGGGCAAGAGCACCAAGTTCGGCGGCAGCATTCCGCCGAACCTGAAGACCGTCATCCGCGACGGCGACACCGACCAGGACACCGACCGCTACCCCGAGTTCGCCGGGAACATGTTCATGAACGTCCGCTCCGACCGCAAGCCGGTCGTCGTGGACCAGAACGTCCAGGAGATCCTGGACCCGACCGAGGTCTACTCGGGCTGCTGGGTCAAGGCCAGCGTCAACGCCTTCCCGTTCAACGCTGACGGCAGCAAGGGCATCTCGTTCGGTCTGAACGCGATCCAGAAGGTCCGCGACGACGAGGCGTTCACCAGCACCAAGATCGACGCCAACGAGGAGTTCCAGCCGATCTCCGACGACGGCGGCGTTCTCTGAGCGTCACCCCCTGAACGGCGGCCCGTGGCGGGCTTTGGAGTGGTTCCTTTCACCCGCCACGGGCCGCTTCATATCTACGAGAGGAAGCACATGACTGACTTCGACGAGGTCGTCACCGCCTGGGACCAGGCCGACCCCGAGCGCATCCACCCGCTGCGCCGTACGAGCGAGGAAGCGTACTGGGACTCCGGTGTCGCGCAGGCCGCCCAGGTGGCTGCCCTCCTGCCGGAGGGCGGTGCTCGTGTGATCGACTTCGGCTGCGGTGATGGCCGCCTCTCGATCCCGATGCACCGAGCTCGCGGTCGACTCCTCCCAAGAGATGCTGAACCGGCTCACCGAGCGCGAGCCAGAGATCGCGACCCTGCAGTCGGACGGCACGGACATCGAGAGCGTCTTCCCCGACGCCTGGAAGGCTGACGCGCTCGTCTGCCGCGCGGTGTTGATCCACCACGGCTACAACGACGTGGCCCGGCTCGTGAAGAACTTCGCCACGCTCGTGAAGCCTGGCGGCCTGCTGATCGCCGACTGGCCGGTCGGGACGCCCCGGGAGCGCAGCCACTGGATCGACGTGACGACCTGGGATAGACCTACCCGGGACAAGACGGCTGACCTGGCTGGCTGGGAGCCCGTCGAGGTCGACAACGACCCGTCGATTTGGCGGCGCAAGGACGACAGCGATGACGTCCTCTGACCCGTTCGGTCCTTTCGAGGTCGAGATCACGTTCTGCCAGCCGAGCCCTGAGGTGCTGAACCTCCTGACCGGCGGGGCCTTCGACACCAACACGCCCAGCCTCCCGGTCTCGATCGAGATCGTGGCTCCGATCAAGCGGACGTTCTGGCAGTGGCTGCTGCGCAAGCCCCAGCAGTACCGCACCTATTACATCCCCCGAGCCAGGATCGAGAAGCCGTGACTCTCGCCTTCATCGACTTCGAGACGTACTCGTGCACGGACCTGAAGAAGTCCGGTGCGTACCGCTACGTCGAGGATCCCACCTTCGAGGTGCTGATGCTCGCTATCTCCCTCGATGGCGGGCCGGTGGAGTCCTACGTCGGCGAGCAGCGGATCCTGGAGGTTCTCCGGCCGCTGCTCGCTCGCGACGACGTCCGCTTCGTGGCGCACAACGCCAACTTCGAGCGGATCGTCATGAGCGCGCTGCTGGGGATGCCGGTCGGCACCTACCTGCACCCGCGCAAGTTCATATGCACCGCCGTGCTTGCAGCGGAGTACAGCCTGCCGAGGTCGCTGGACAAGTTGGGTGAGACGCTCGGCGGAGCGCGGAAGGACTCGGCCGGTACCCGGCTGATCAACCTGTTCTCGAAACCGTACCGCCGCAAGCGGGTCCTGCCCGAGGACCGGCCGGAGGAGTGGCTGGAGTTCATCGCCTACTGCGTCCAGGACGTCTACACCCTGATCGACGTCTTCCGTCGGCTACCGAAGAAATGGCCCACGGACGTCGAGAGGCCGCTGTGGGAAGCGAACGAACTCCTCAACGACCGAGGCGTCAAGATCGACGTCGCGATGGTCGCTGCTGCCGTCTTCGCTGGGGACGAACTGAAGGCCCGGCTGATGGCCGAGTCCAAGGAGATCACCGGGCTGGCCAACCCCAACAGCACCCAGCAGTTGCATGGCTGGCTCGCCGAGCGTGGCGCTCCGCTGGAGAACCTCCAGAAGGAGACCGTTGAGACGGCGCTGGAGTTGAACGATGAGATGCCGGACGACGTACGTCGCGTGCTGGAGATCCGGCTGGAGACCAGCCTGGCCTCGCTGAAGAAGTTCGAGGCCGCGCTGCGAGGCGTCAACGATGACGACCGGCTGCGGGGCCACATCCGCTTCTTCGCCGCGCACACCGGCCGCTTCGGTGGCACCGGGGTGCAGACCCAGAACCTCACCCGCGAGATCCTGGCGGCGGTCAAGGCGTACTTCCTCGACTGCAAGGAGCGCGAGGTCGAGCCGCTGCAGAGCGACATCGACAAGGTGGTCCAGGGCGAAGTCGACCGGCTGATCGCAGGTGAGGGGGAGATCACCTCCGAGTTCCTCAAGGGCCTGATCCGGCCGATGTTCGTCGGCCCGTTCACAGGCGTGGACTTCTCGGCCATCGAGGCACGCGTCATCGCCTGGCTGGCCCACGAGAAGTGGGTCCTGGACGCCTTCGCTGAGGGCCGCGACATCTACGTCGAAACCGCCAACCGTCTCGGTGAGGGCTACACCCGTCAGCAGGGCAAGGTCGCCGTGCTGGCGCTCGGCTTCGGTGGCGGTGAAGGTGCGCTGCTGCGGATGGGTGCAGAAGGTACCAGCGAGGAACTGCAAATCATCAAGCGCCTGTGGCGTACAACGAACCCCGCGATCGTGCGGTTCTGGCGAGCCTGCGAGTTGGGCTTCAAGCAGGGCGGCAAGGCGGGCCGGATCACCTTCCGCAAGTTCGGCAAGGACATGCACGCGATCCTGCCGTCCGGCCGCGCGCTGATCTACCGCGACGTCCGGGTCTTCCACGACCCGATCGAAGGCGAGCGGCTGACATACATGGACCCGAAGGGCTACCGGGCCGACACCTGGGGTGGCTCGATCGCTGAGAACGTCACCCAGGCGGTCGCTCGCGACGTCCTCGCGGAGTCGATGGTGCGGATGACCGAGCGCGGCTACCCGATCGTGCTGCACGTGCACGACGAGATCGTGCTCGACGGCCTCTACGACGTCAACGACGTGGCCGACCAGATGTGCGAGATGGAACCGTGGATGGCCGGGCTGCCGCTGGCAGCCGAGGGCAGCCAGATGAACCGATACCAGAAGGGTTAGGAGGACGTGATGTCCGACAGGGAGAAGACCGAGCGGCTGTTCCTGGCCGCCGAGCAGCAGGAGCGACGTACGAGGTATGAAGCGCTGCTGGACAACGTGCTCAAGGAGACGCACTCGCTGGTCGAGATGCTCACGGAGATCGACATCCCCGTGGATGACTCCGCGATCCACGAGACGCTGCAGCGCCTGCGTGACGAGTTCGGACCGGGGGAGTTGACGTGATTCTCGACGACCTGCTGGACAACTACCCGAAGCCGACGCTTCCGTACCGCCAGGCCATCGGCCTGGCCACGATGAACGGCAAGGCTGAGGAGGTGGACGCGGCCCGTCGCGACTACTACGCGGTGGTGATGGAGAACATGCTGGCGAAGAACCTCTCCAAGTTGCCGCTGCCGCTGACCAAGGAGCAGGCGGACCGGATCCGTGCGCTGCTCAACTACGACCCGACGAAAGCAGGCTGACATGGCAATCGCACTCGCCGTTCTCGCGACGGTCTTCGCGTTCTGGGTGGTCACCTCGATCCTGATCTCGATCAGCGAAGAAGACATCTTCGCCGGGATGCTTGGAGGCTTCTACGTCACCGTCATCGCATCCGTCGTCGGCGGCATCATCACCGGCACCGTGCTGATGTGGTTGGAGGTGGTCTGATGGACGGACTGTGGTCCTGGGCCCTCACACTCATCGGCGTGAGCGGCTTCTGGCTGGCCGGACGCAAGGTCTGGTGGTCCTGGTACATCAACATCGCCAACCAGGCGCTGTGGACCACCTACGCGATCGTCACGCAGCAGTGGGGCTTCCTGCTCGGCGTGCCGATCTACCTCGCGGTGTTCATCCCCAACGCAGTCCGCTGGACCCGCGAGCACAAGGCCGCAACCAACATCGAGGAGACCGTCTGATGGCGCGCATCGGGGCGCTGGACGACCTCCGCGTGAAGATTGAGTCTCGACTGCTTCCTGACGAGAACGACTGCTGGATCTGGCAGGGGGCTATCGGTTCGGGGGGTCGGTACGGAAACGTCTGGTGGGACGGGAAGAGCCGACCGACACACCGCGCCTACCTCCAGACCCTCGGCGTCGACGTTGAGGGGCTGGTGGTCGACCACCTGTGCCGAGTGACGCTTTGCTGCAACCCCGAGCATCTGGAGCCGGTGACCCAGAAGGTGAACGTCGAGCGCGGTGACCTGGTCAAGTGGCGCGAAGGTCGTACCCACTGCGACCGAGGGCACGTTCTCGCAGCCGACAACATCTACACGCGACCCAGCGATGGGTACAAGTTCTGCCGAGGCTGCATGCGGCTTCACTACGAGAAGAGGGTGGCCTGATGGCTCGGGTAGGCGCTTTGATTCACTTCTACATCAACTGGAGGTCGGCAGGCAGCGAGAGCGTGCTGCACAACATCCTCAGCCACCTCGCCGAGCAGGGGCACGAGGTGACGGCGTACGTCACCGCTGCTCCTCGCGGAGCCGTGGAGACCGAGTATGAGGGCGTTCGGCTGGTGCCGGTGCGCTCGGCGATGCACGGGGTCTCGAAGTTGCGAGCCTTCCAGCCGCAGGTGACCTTCACCCACCACGACAACGCGGTGGTCGCGCTGCAGATGCGCCGCCAGATCCGCTCGCGGATCATCTTCCTGACGCACAACGACATGAAGATCACCGAGACCCCGCTGCGGATGTCGCCAGACTTCGTGGTCTGGAACACCGACTGGGTCCGGGAGTCGCTGGTGAAGCGTCTCCCGGCCGCCGGGAAGTTGCAGTCGATGGTGATGCACCCGCCGCTGATCTGCCGCAACCACTACACTCCGAGCGGTCTCGGCGACGCCATCACGCTGGTCAACCACAACGCGCACAAGGGCGCTCACGTGCTCTTCGGACTCGCCGAGATGATGCCGGAGCGGCGCTTCATCGCGGTCGAGGGTGGCCACGGCGTCCAGGTCTCGGTCCCCAAGCACCTGGAGAACATCGAGCACTGGCCGCAGAACCCCCACATGCGGCCGGTCTGGGCGGCTAGCAGGATTGTGCTGATGCCCTCGGTCTACGAGTCGTACGGGCTCGTCAGTGTCGAAGCGGGGTGCTCGGGTATCCCGGTGATCGCTCACCCCACGCCCGGCCTGCAGGAGGCGCTCGGTGGCGGCGGGTTCTTTGCCGACCGCGACAACATCCAGGCGTACGCCGACACGATCGAGTTCCTCGACGACCCGATGATGTACGACCACGCGTCGTCGATGGCTAAGGCCAACAGCGAGATGAAGAACGAGGAGTCCATCCGGGCTCTGGAGGAACTGACCCGGCACGTCGAGCACTTCGCTCTGCCGGGCATGCGAGTGAACTAGGAGAAGCAGATGTCAGATATCAACCTTCGACCCGCCCGTTTCCGTAAGGTAGCGGTCGTCGAGGCCATGCAGATCCTGCCTGACCACGAGCGCAACGAGAACCTCGTTAGCGACAACAGCCTGAGCATCGCTGCGATCTCGGGGTGGATGACCTATCACGACTTCCGGGACTTCAAGGTGACCGGTGGGACGGACGGCAGCGCGTACGGTCTCTCCATCAAGTCCCTGGAGGGCTGGGTGGAGGCGGGCCCCGGCGACTGGGTGGTCATGGGCTCCGTCGGTGAGTTCTGGCGCGTGCGCGGGGACATCTTCGCCACGACGTACGCAGCGGCGGAGGACGACTGATGGGCGCACGTGGAGTAGGCGAGATCAGCACGCGGACGCATCGACCGCCCGCGACCAAGACGTGGAGCGTCGAGCACCGCTGGGGTCAGATGATCGGCGACACCCGGACCCTCTCAGTGACTCGGTCAGCCGACGGACGCATGCTCATGTCCTACGGCAAGGAGGGTCTGGAGATCCGCGCCGATCTTCTTGACGCCTTCGTCGAGATGGTCAACGAGGCCCACTGCTGGGAGGACGAGGAGAAGAACGATGACTGAGATCATTGAGTGCAAGGAGTGCGGTCGCTACCGGGGTGCTGAGCACCCCCGCTGCGAGGTCTGTGGGTCGGACTGGTCTCGCGAAGTCGAGCAGGAGATCACCGGTTCGACGTCCGACGGCTACCACACCTTCGATGAGTTGTACGCCTTTCGGATGCTCTACCACGCCGCGTTCGTCAAGGCTCTCCCGACGTACCAGGGCCGCTCACTCACGCCGACCACGGTGAAGTCCTGGAAGCACAGCGACGGCGAGCCCTGCTTCGGTGGCGGGTGGTTCATCGTCGTGACGACGCTGCCCACCGGCCAGATCTCGAACCACTACGAGGCTCAGCACTGGAGCCTCTTCGAGGTGTCGGAGGTCGACCTGCCGCCTGCGTACGACGGTCACGACGCCTCCGACGTGCTGAACCGGCTTCGGGCCTATCTGGAGTCGCGATGAGTGAGCCAGTAGCGCAGGAGATCCCGCTCGCCCGACTCTGGATCATGGACTGGGTCACTCGAACGGTCCGGGAGTACGAGGACGGACGAAGCCTGCTGATGCTTCCTGTGGTCCGAGAGGTCCGGAGCATCAGTCCGTTCAAGGAGTACGAGGAGCAGTTCGCCTACGCGGTGCTCTACCGAGTGCCCGCACTACCCGCCGACTGGCTCTCGATCTCCCTCTTCGGGCTCTATCCGGAGACGGAGAAGGACCGCCCGTGGGTCTCCTTCCCGAAGGTGGACCTGAACATCCACCCGAGGGAGTGGCGCACCGTGGGGTCCAAGGCCGACGGGTCGCACGTGTTCTACGGGATTGTGGCTCCTCCTGACGATCGGATCCCGCTGGCTGACCGGTGGGAGGCGAAGTGAACGCCGAAGACGAGATCGAGGCCGCAATGGCTTGGGCTACGTACCGGAACGACTACGGCGTGGCTGCCAAGGATCTGGTCGCCGCGCACAAGGCATTCCTGGCCGGATGGAAGGCCGCTCGTGAAGGTGACCAGTCAGGAGTTCAGCGATGACCAGCATCAAGATGCTGCGCGAGAAGTTGTGCAGCGCCGCCACCGGCAACGACTGGCCGCCGGACGTCCGGGTGGCGGTGAACGACCTGATCAACCTGATCGACGTGCACCGCCCGCTCGGGCCGGACGGGAAGCACGACTACCGCCACACTCCGACCTGCGGATGTCTCGACAAGGGAATCGTCTCGTGATCGACTTCATCATCACCGGCTGCGGCCGATCCAGCACGCAGTACACCGCCGAGGTGCTGACGGCCGCTGGATTGCCGTGCGGCCACGAGACCGTGTGCTCATCCTGGACGGACGAGTACGGCGACGACGGGCTCTGGCGTACGGAGACCGGTGGCGAGTCCTCCTGGCAGGCTGCGCCGTTCGCGGGAGCGATGCAGGCCGAGGGTGTCAAGGTGATCCACCTCATCCGGCACCCAGCCGAGGTGGCCTCTAGCCTAATCGCGAATGAGATGCTGTGCCTCGACTCACCAGAGGCAAGCCCGAAACCGTGGCACAACTTCGCCACAACGTACATCGGTGACCGGTTCTGGCGTCTGCACCCGCACGACCGCGCACTGTGGTTCTGGACGGAGTGGAACCTGCTGATCTCGGCGGCAGATCTTCACTGGACCGCGCCGATCAACGAGAGCGACATCCACAACCTTGCGCTCCTGCTCGGGCGGCGTGCCGATCTCTCAGCGCTCGCCTCGATCTCGAAGCAGGTCAACCACAGACGGGAAGTCGAGAGGCTACAGCAGAAGGACTTCACCCCGGTCATCTGGGACGAGGCCATGGACCTGTGGCGGTCCTACTTCTGAGGCCTCTTGACCTCGAAGCGGCGTACGCCCCGTTGATCCACCACCCACTCACCGTCGGGCAGCGCAAGCGACGGGTCGTCAGGGTCATCCCCCATGACCCGTCGCTTGCGTTTTTCCCACATGGTGGGTTTCTTCGGCTTGGCCAACTCAGGCCTCCGGCTCCACCAGCCCGTGGAACGGCTGGAACCTTCGAGTGAAGTTCTCCTCTGACTCGAACCAGGGCAGGTTGATGCTGTAGAGGCTGTTGGCGATCCCCCAACGGCCAAACTCCACGTCCTCGCGATGCCGCGACGTCCCGTCCACATCGCTTGTGATGGTGTATTCGAACCGAAACCTCGCTTCGTCACCCTCGATCGGGGCGGCTGAGAAGTCGCTGAACAGCCACCCATCCTTCGGGCCGAACAGGCCAGCAGCCTCCATCTCCCCCAACCACAGATCCACGTCATCGAGCGTGTTGATCTGACGGGCGACGAACGTAGGGACCGGGTCCCAGGTGAAGAGCGGCATTGGTTCCCCTAGTTGTTGAGGTAGGTGCACGCCACGGACATGTTGCTGGTGGCGTTCTGAGGCTGCATGTTGAGTTGGCCGCTGGTGTCCACCCAGAAGCGGCCACCGGACGCTGAGCCTGTAGCGCCCGCCACAGCGAACATCACCAGCGGGTTCGGGCGAAAGTTGGCGGGGATGTCACCGACGACGACCTGGACGTTGGCCGCGAAGTTGCCTCCACCCGAGATCCCGACACGCCCACGCAGATACACCGCCCGCCCAATCCGGCGGTAGCGCGGGGTCTCCCCCATCGCGGCGTACCCCGCCCGGAGAGGGATATCAGTCCAGCCGGAATCGTAGTGCTCTCCTAGCGTGTCTGCTGTGTCCGCGTGCTCGCCGATCTCGCTGGTGATCGCATTGTTGATCCCGGTCCGCGACGGTATGTCTGAAGGCTGCAACAGAGTCATCTACATGCCCTCCTCAATCTCGGCCACCGTGGTGGCAGTAGGTGTGCGGTCGAAGTCATCCCACGTGTAGTCATCCCACAGCGCGTCGAAAGTGTCCCAGGTACCGCTTGGCAGGGCGTTGGCCCAGTTCTCATCGAAGTCCTCCCAGGTGGGTGGCATCAGCGTGAAGTCCAACTTCTGGGAGACGCTGCCCTGTTCTCCGGAAAGACCCACCTTAGTCACGAGTGCGTTGGAGTGGATGCCTGTACGACTGTGGACAAGTTCGACCACGTCCCCCAAGTCCAACCTATAGTCCGGGATTGAAACTACCGTAGACGCCCGCCAAGCACGGCGGTTCACACGACCCCAGAGGAAGTCCGCGAGCGTGTTGGCGTCGGCCTCATTTTGAACGTAGTGCCCCAAGTCAATCTCCAACGCAGACTTGGAATCCGTTGCCGCGACACCGCGCTCAACGGTGGCCTCCTGGGTCTGGTCGTAGTACCACGAAGACCGCAACTTCAGCCACGGCGTACCAGCGCTATCAACCATATGAAACGGTTGGCCGGTGAAATTCTCGATGACGACCTTCCAGGTAGCAGAGGTCACTCGTTCGACCCGCAGGCTGATGTCGTCGGGAGAGATGTGCGCCCCTGAGCCGTTGTTGTACCGGTGTGCATCCCACACGTGGTAAAACCCGTTATCGGCGTCCTTTCGGATGAACGGGGGCAGTTTCAGGTCGACCGGGTAGAGGTACTCCAGCGTGAAGAACACCTCGTTCCGACCGGGCCAGACGATGATGATGTCCTGCGCCTCGTAGACCGACGGCAGGCCGGACTGACTGGGGTCCGCCACCACTTGATCTACCGGGCGATACTTGACTACTAGTCGGTCGGCCTGGTCAGACCAGTTCATCCTCCAAGGCACGTCCTCGAATCGAAGCCCGACGTCTACAACCCGCTCCTGCTGCAAGTTGTTCAGCCCTGCCAACGTGTTGCGGTTAAGCACCTTCAGATCACCGTAGACGTCAGTGATCAGGGCTCCGAGCCAAGCCTCCACGATAGCCTGCATCGTCGACCAAACCGACAGATCGGGGCTCAACCAGGGCGACACAATCGTACCGACCAGTGGCTCCAGGTAGATCCGCCCCTGCTCACCTCCGACCGTGTTGAGCAGGCGATCACGAGCAGCAGAGGTTGTGGTCTCATGATCCACGACGGAGAAGTTCGACAGGATCGCAGGACCACTACCTACCTCGAACACCAGCATCTCGATGTCGTGGTTGGTCGTGCGGGCCAACCTGTTTGTCATGTTGTGGACGTAAGGACCGAACCAGAAACCGTCTCGGCGACGCACGCGCACCGAGGCGGAAGCCCAGCCGAAGGGGCTAGACGCTGTCAGAGTGACCTCGACCTGGATGCGGTTCGGGATATCAGGGTTCCTGGTGATATCCAGCGGCCCGACGTTGGTGGTGGTGTTCGCGACGCCGTTGGATCCTCCCGAATAGATGACTAGATTGACGGTGCTATCGCCGATGCTGGTCTCCACCTGGACACCAAAATGACCGGGAGACTCGACGTCATCCCACTCGAAGCCCGCCCACCCGTCGCTAAGATCGAACGTGACGGAGAACGCGGCGGGGACAATGAACTCGACCCCGTAGTGAACGTCGGTACTGATATCCCCGGCAGTAGACAGCCCGACGTTTCCCTCTGACGAACCCCAACTGTCCGTCGTGAGCGTCGAGATGGTTTCAAACGGGACGTTCAACGGCTCCCGAGGGATCAGCGAGCCCTGGAGCGGCACGTCCAGAATCGGGTTATAGCCGTCCACCCCAGGCGTGACGTTCGCCCCGGCTCGAAAACCCATCTGCTCGGCAAGTTCAGACACCAGCCAAACCGGGTCCTTCATCAAGGAGTCGACGTTGTCCTGTGTGATGTCGGAGTCCCATTCCTGGTCCAACACACCGGGGGTCTTGTCTTTGCCTTCGATGGTCCTCTCATCCAGTTCCACCTGCACGCCGAGTGACGTGAGGTTTCCGCCGACATCTGCGACCTGAAACTGCCCCGTGGGAATCTTGGTGCGGTTCTCGGGGGCCAGAAGGATCTGCGCCCTTTGGCCGGTCAGTTCGTAGACCAACGAGTGCTTCCAGGGGAAGTCGTTAGGCTGCCGCTTCACGATTGCGTTGCCGGTTCCGATGGAGAGACCGTTTTGGTGCCGGACTTGACCTGGAAGTGAAGACGACCGAATCTCACGCGTGGACGACCAAGAAGACACGTACCAGCGCACGGTATCCGTCAGTGGGTCCTCGCCTGCCGTGAGCGTGTCCAGGTGCGCCAGCGGAGTGTTCTCAACCCATGTCTGGGTGTTCCAGTCGTCCGGGATCTCGACAGCCATCAAGACACCCCTACGTCCAATGGGGTGATGGCATCCATAGCGACCTCCTGGAGAACGAAGGTTGAGGTCTCACGAGGCAGGGCGCAAGGATCGCAGTTCTGTCGCGGGAAAATTGGGTTGATCGACAGCGCGGGGTCCAGCACAGCGATCGAGCAGGGCGTACGACGCCCAGCACGATAGGCGTTCGGCTCGCAGTCGCCCTCGTAGACCATCAGCCCGGCGGTGAACCCGACAGCGGTCTCAACCGTGACAACCCCGTCGGCGACGGGGGTAAATACGATCGTCGCTTGATGTGGGTTGGCCTCCGTAGCCCCAGCAGCACCGTTCGCAGAGTCAACCGCCGCCCCGCTGATCTGGAGCGCCACGTTCCCACTCGGAAGGGTGGTCCACGCCGTGGCTGTGTACGTAACTCCCCCACGCACCGGGATATCCAGCGCTCGGTAGGACGACACGCCGTCTCCGTCGTAGGTCGGCAGCCAGATCGGCTGACCCTCCGACTCACCCACGTTGAAGACAAGGGGTCCTGAGGTGAAGTTGGGGTTGCTCCATGACGTGATCAGGTCCGGGGGGACCATGTTGACCTCGGCATCGTTGGTGTCGAGGAACAGCGTCCTCATGTTGGGGTCGTCGAAGTTGTAGTCGTACGCTGCCGCTTCCAGGGCGGCGGTCGCTGCCGCCGTCGCCCGGTCGTACGCCAGATTCCAAGTCCTCGGGCCGCGAGGGGCGCGCTGAACGTAGCGGTAGCCATCCACGGTGGTGAGTTCACTGAAGGCGCGGTTGGGTACGACGTCGTTCTCGGGCTGGACCCCCTCAAGGTGGACCCAGTGACCGTGCAGGCGCAGCCAGTACGGTGAGAACGTCTCCTGGATCTCAGGTGCGAGCGTGCTCATGCAAGTGCCTCCGCGTATCGCTGGCCGTCGAGGTACCACTCCGCCTTGGTCCGGCGATCAGCCCCGAGCGTGACCCTCAACTGCAAGGATGCGATGGCTCGGATGATCGCGGTGATGTCGATCTCAGGGGCATTGACAGTAACCGGGGATGCTGAAGCCCCGGCACTGCCACGGATGGGTGTGATCTGCGTAGCCTCCTGGATCGACCCCAAAGCCCGAGACACGCCGGGTGTCACGCTAGCAGCGGCCTGCTCAACGGACTTCGCGAAGTCCTCCATCAGCGCCTTACCCGAGAACGTCGTGTAACCCCTGCCGGAGAACGGGCCTTCCTTCGCGGGAGAGAACGGGAACAGGTTCCGGAGTCGGCCCACAGCGCTGCTGACAGTGCCGATGGCCGCGCCGATCCTGCTGGAGACACCTCGGGTCAACCCATCGATCAGAGAGGCTCCTGCGGCGAAGAGCAGGCTTCCGAGGTTGCCGACCGCGCTCCGGAGACGGCCCGGGAGACGGGACACGAACCGAACCAAGGTGCTGACACCCCGCGACACCGCCCGCCCCATGGCGGAGAAGCCCCGAGATACCGCGTTCAGCGCGACAGACATACCTCGGCCAATGGTCCGGCCGAGGTTGAGGAAGAACGCCCCTCCCCGGGTGACCATGGAGCGGATATTCCGGACTGCCGTGTTCAGCAGGTTGAAAAACGGCAGGAAGAAACGGCCGAGGCTGAACCCCTGCTTCCACGCCTTGAGCCAGTCCCCCCGGAGCAGGGATGTCACAAAGCGGACCGTCTTGGTGACAATCTTGAGGGCTTGACCCATCAGCCGGAAGAAGAACTTGATCTGGGAGGCGACCGCAGGACCCATGGCGCGCAGGATCGCCTTCGCGATCGGACCCAGCGCAACACCGAGTTCGCCAAGCGCCTTGCTGAGATCCTTGACCAAGGGCTGCATCTGCTTGAGCCCCTGGTCGATGACCGGCTTGATCGCGTTGAAGAAGGAGGTGAAGCCTTCCCGCAGCGGCTCGCTCTTGGCCGCGAGCGACCCGAAGGCCACCGCCAGCGCAGCGATCACCCCGACCGGCCCTCCGGCCGCGAAAGCAGCGATCCCAGCCAGAACAGGCAGGAGAACCGGTGCCAGAGGCTTCAGCGTGGTGAGCAGGTCAGCAAAAGAGGTCACGATGCTGGCGATGACCGGGCCGAGCGTGGTGAGCGTCGCGCCAAGATCCTCTCCGAGCGTTTCCAGAATCGGGAACAGCGCCGAGCGAAGCGTGTCGAGCGCCGGGCCGATGTCGTCGAAGGCATCGCTGAGCCCCTCCAGCACCGGACCGAAGACCTTACCGAGATCCCGGAACCCGGCAGCCATGATGCTGATCGCCTGAGAGATCTTGTTGACCTTGCCGTCGTCCAGGCTGGCGGTCCAGTCTCGGAAGGACTCACCGATCTCGGAGAACGAGTCGGCCATGTCACCGGCAGCGGGCAGGGCAGCGTTGAACAGCTGGAGCAGCCCGACGCCGAAGGCCTGCAGGCCAGGACGAAGCCGCTCGAAGACGTCAGCGACCCGGTTCATGACCGTACTGATCAGTTCGATGCCGGGAGCACTACCGGCCCAGTCAGCGAAGGCATCAACGATCCTGCCGATGCTCGCGCCGATCTTGACCATCCCAGGCTGCAGCCCCTGTGTGATGGTCTGGCTGAGCCGGTCGAAGGAACTCCCGACCTGGCTGAAGATGCTCTCCTGCACGGCGCGACGCAAGCCGCCCCACTCGTCGCTCAGCCCCCGGATCGACTCGGCTGTCTGACGAGCAGAAGGTGTCAGGTCATCGAGCGCCGAGCCGCCCTCCTTGACCGCGCTGAAGAACCCGTTCATGCCGATGGCCGCGACACCCGCAGCGATGCCTACGGTGCCCAGGATGCCACCTAGGGCAGCCAGGGAGGCGGCCAACCCGGCAAGGATCGGGCCGATCGGAGTAACCGCAGCAGTCAGTCCTCCGAAGAGCGCGATCAACTTCAGAATCGCTGCCTGCGGGTCCGAGAAGACCTGAGCCCGGAATGACTGGCCGAAGCCGAGATTGAAGGAGTTCCCGGCGTCACCACCCGCCTTGCGGAAGACACCCGCGAGACGGTTGAAGACCGTCTTCTTCGGAGCCTTGATGTCGGTGTCAATATCGGCAACCAGATGGAGACGCCGCACCAAGGCCCGGATCCGGGCGGTCTCGCGCTGGAACTCAGCGTTGTTGAGTTCTGGGTCAAGGTCGACCGCCAACTCACGCCGGGCCAGAAGGCCTTGGGCCTTCTTGAGTTCGCTGGCGACCGCCTTCTGTTTGATCTCGGGGGTGATCTGGACAGAAGGCAGAGACTTCTCGACACGCTTGACCTCGGCGGTCGCCCGAGCACGCATGCGCGAGGCGAAACCGTCGAAGTCAGCGTTGACGTCGAACTCGATGTCACCGATGTTCACCGTGGCCATCAGCCGCCGACCCCCTCAGCGAAGGCCGCGAGAGACGCACGCGTGGCCTCGTCCGACCACGGAGAATCCTTCAGAGCCTCGGGCTTCACGTTCTTCGGGGGCAGCCAGAGCCGGGAGTCGAACTTCTCCACGTCTTCCTCCTCGGCATCCTTGGTGAGCCAGTAGTACGTCAGGTCCAGCAATCCGTCGAAGTGAAGATCATGCAGATCGACTCCCTGAGAGAGAGCCCATCCGTTGATCTTCGTCCAGTAGCGGTCGAGAGCCCCGACCAACCGCTGGACTACAAAATAGGGCGGTCGTTCGCCGCCTGCTCGACGAGGTACTCGATGATGTCTTCCAGATCAGGGAGGTCGAAGTCGTCCTTCGGGTCCTTGAGGCGGTTGACGAGAGCGGCGTACTGCTCGTCTTCGAGCCCCTCCCTGAGCCAGTCGAGCCCAGCACGGACAACGGACGTGTCGTTGAGCCCCTCACCTTCGAGGAGGGGCATGACCATAGCCGCCGACTTGGGCGGCCTGAAGGTGTACTTGACCTCATCCAGTTCGAACGGGATGGCGGTGCGCGCTTTCGCGGAGGTCTTGAACTTGGACATGGCAACCAATCTACCTGAGGACCGCGCCGCTGACCCCAACATCCCTGAAGGCCTTCTGCATGTAGCGGATCGGCTTCGTGCCGGGGTGGTCCACGTAGCCCTTGTACGAGACGATCGTGTTGCCGAAGTTGATGGTCCGGTAGCCGCCGCTCGCGCTAGCCGTGGCCGTGCCCCGCTTGCGGACGATGACCTTCTTGCGCAGCGCTCGGCTGTTGAAGACCAGCGCCGGGCTGGCCTGGATCTTGTGCGGCTTCGAGCCGAACTCGTAGATGTTCGCCATCCGCCCAGACGCGATCACTCGGTACTGGACCCCCTGGCCTCGAAGAGAACCGGCGCGGCGGACCTTGATGTCGATCTTGGCGGATCCGGTGGTGCGGTAGTGCCGGTGGAGCCCCTGGTGCTGGAGGTGGTAGCGCGCTCGGTCAGCCCCTTGCTGGGCGACCTTCTCGACAAAACGGTCAAGATCTCCGCCCGGAGCAGTCAGTTGCCGAACGGCTCGGGCGGAAATCGTGACTCGTGCCATGTCAGGACGCGATCGGGCCAGGCATTTCCTGGCAGCCACAGGCCGACGGAGGCGGAGCCACCCCGGTGAGGGTGGTGAGGAAGTGCCGGTCGGTCGCGATGCCCGGAGCCGGGAGCGGGGCGGAGTCACCCTCGGCATCGAGCATGACCGGGTACGGACCCTGGCCCCAGCCGATGGCCTTGTTGGTGAAGGCTCCCGTGATGGTGAAGTTGGACTCACCGTCACCGACGACCTCGAAGTCACCAAGCACGCCGCCCTGCAGGCAGGGCAGCAGGAAGTAGCCCGAACCTTCCTCGGCACCCGGCGTGAGGCAGGCGTCCTCGTTGCTCGCGAGGCCGGTCCACATCTCGAAGGCGAACCGCTTCTCCAGAGCACCCTCACCGATGGTGAAGCCGGTGGTGTCGCCGTTGTAGTCGACGAACGGCTCGGCGTTGGACATCATCTCGTAGAGATCGGGATCCACCCGGCAGAACTCGACCTCAACCGTCATCCGGCTGAACGAGTCGGGGGTACGGACCGAGTAGCACGTGGTGCCGTCGGCCTTGACAGGGGCAATCTCGTTGCCCTCGGTGGTCTCCGTGGACAGCGAGACCCGGATGAATCCGTCACTGACAACGAAGCCGCACTCGGTAGCCGGAGGGCTCGGGTTGCAACAGTTGTCGAGCCGGGTTACCCGGATCTTCTTCCCCAGGACCGGGGCGAAACAGGTCGTAGGCATTGGGAGGAATTCCTCTCTTTCAGGTGTAGCGCGCTGGTCTCATGGTCGCTGACGGAGGGGCCAACGCGCCAACACCGTCAGGGGGGTCACTCAGCGACAGCCGGAGCGTCCATCGCAATCGCGCAGTGCGTCCACATCGACGCCTCCTGGAGTGCGGTGAACGCCAGGCTCTTCTCGCGCGAGCCCGGCAGGTTCTCGTCCAGCCACTCGGCGAACTCGCGGTACTTCAGCCGGGTGTCCCGGTGACGCGGCAGGGTGGCGTTGTCGCCTTCCACCGTCGCCTTGTGGAAGCCGAACCGATGCTCGATCTCTTCGGGTCCAATCACTTGATCTCTCCTCCAGTGAAGCGGTACATGATCTGCAGGCCCCCGGGACCGAGGGACTTGGGGTCAGGCGTGGTGAGACGGCCGGTGCCGCCCTGCTTGGCCTCGTACGCCTTCCAGGCCGCCAGCGTGGCACGGTCCACCCAGCCGTTGACGTCCAGAGTGGCGCCCGCCTTGACGTTGAGCGCGTTCTGGATGGCAGCGATACCGTGGTAGCGCTTGCGCGCGCCCTCGCGTACGCCTGCCGCGATCTGGAACTGCTCCTGGACCAGGGCGAGGTTGGAGACCACGTCCGGGTTCCAGCGCCAGCCCTCGGGCTTCAGCCAGCGGCTGGTGTCGGTCCAGAGGCGGGGGTCCTCGGTCACCGAGACGTGCACATGACCGAAGTGCGGGTTCTCACCGAGGTACCTCCGGGCCACCCAGCCGTACGTCCTGGACCAGATGATCTCGTTGCTGATGATGTACCAGACGCGGTGGTCGCCCTTGGCCGCCTCGATCACCTGCAATCGCAGGTCGCGGGTGGGGTCGTTGTCATCCACATCGAAGTCGATGGCGCGTACCGCCCCACCGTGGTTGTAGTCCGGGTTGTGGCTGGACTTGCGAGCAGCGTGGCTGGTGTCGCCGACCCAGCCATCGCTGTCCTTGTCGCGGTTCGGGAACCGCTCATTGACCTCGTTGCGCAGCGCTACGAGGCTGGGGACGAGGTAGAAGAAACTCACTTGTCCTCCTCGGCCACGGTCGGGTCGTCGACTTCCTCGCCCGCCAATGCGTCAGCGTCGATGTCCTCGGGCTGTGCTCCCACCTCGGGGGTGGTCTCCTCTGCGGGGTTACTCATCAGGGTCTCCTTCGGTGCAGCGGTGGGCAAGCCCTTGATGTCGGTACCGGTGACGTTGCTCTGGGCCGTGAACCCAAGGTACACACCTGCGAATGACACGATCAGCACGCTGATGTTGTACTCGGCCGGGATCTGGCCGGGTGTGGCAGCGTAGTAGGCACCGAAGGCTCCGATGACGCCGGAGACTGCCCACCAGACCCCGTAGAGGTACTCGCGGATCTTCGGGTGGTTGTTGAGCGGGTTGTACATCGCGGTGCTCCTGTCAGTAGGTGACGACCGCACCGCGCAGGCGGTGGTCGCCGTGGAGGTCTCGGCTGAACTTCCGGATCACCTTGAAGCCTGACCGAGCCACAGCCACATGGTCAAGCGAGCGCGGGCCGTCGGTGATCCAGTGCCAGCGAACCATCGGGCGGATCTCGCTCTCCCGACGGTTCCAGTCACCGCCAACCACCACAGCCCCCGCAGGGAGGGACTTCTTGGTATTGACGTACGCCTGACGCCACCGCCGGTCGGTGATCGCCGGGTAGCAGGTGTGGCGACCGCGCTGCGGGAAGTGCAGGCTGACGGGACTGAAGCGTTTCGAGGAGCCGCGCACCTTCAACGTGATCACGGTGATGTAACGGGCCGGGTTGTAGGAGGGTCGACCGCTCGCGCAGCGCGGCGTCGGGTCCGAGACCCGGATCAGCCGCGAATGCGTGACGTGCGTCAGCCGCGAGGTCCGCCAGGCAATCGGGACACCGCCCACCTTCCGGTACCCGGTCGTCTTCCACCCCTCTGCTTGCAGGGCTCGATGATCGGCGCGCTCTCGAATCTCCTGGTACAGCACCACGTCACAGTGCGCTCGGCTCTCTCGGGCATCGGCTCGCACCTTCCAGTCCGGCAGGTCAGGAGTGTGCTGGATGTTCGCCGTGCAGATCCGCAGCGGTCGAGCGGCCTCGGCCGGGACTGGCTGGAACAACGTCACGGCGAACGCCAACGCGGCGAGCGCTGCTGCGAGTACCTTCATGATGCGCTCCTCGTACCCTTTGAGTCTCCCTCAGACTGCATGTCCAGCAAGCGCAAGACAACGTTCTGGGAGAAGTCTTCGTGCTGAACCTTCCAGGCCTCCAACTCCGTCAGCCTCTTGTTTGCGTCGGCTTGCCCAACCAGCAGTTCCTCGATCTTGCCGACCCGAGCCTGTAGCGAGGGAACGGCCTTCTCGACGACGGCACCGGAACGGTCTTCAACCGCAGGCCTCCCCATAACTCCTTCGGAGAGGACTGAGATACGACGGAGCACCACCCAGACGAGAGCGAGCAGGGCTAGAGTAGCCATTGCCCCTGTGGCTACTGAGCCCAGGTACACAACCGTGCTCATCTTCGGAGTCTCCTCACAGCGTCAGCAGAATGTCGGACTTCAGGATGCTGTTGTCCGCCGTCATCACGGCCCTGGTCAGCGTCCCACCACAGCCGCCCTCGGGGTTCAGAGGCGACTGCTCAACGAGCGCGATCTGGAAGGACGAGTCCTCGTAGGCCTGCTCCTTCATGCAGCACAGGAGCGCTCGGCGCACCGTGGCCATGTCCTGGATGTTGCGGTACATCTCGGTCGTCGTGTCATCGCAAGAGGGGTGCCCCTCCGGGTCGATCGTCTCGACGCAGCGGTAGATCGTCACGGAGATCTCCACGGCCATCCGAGCCCGGTTTCCGCACGACGTCGCGCCCTGCGCCTGGGCAGGGAACGGAGACCCTGTCGGGAAGACCCGCTCGATCTGAACATAAGCCCGGCCGGACTTGCCCGGCTCGCACTCGCAGCAGTCGCTAGCCGGGGGCAGTGACGTGCCCGAGTGGCCGCAACACTCGCACAGGTCGGTGAACGTCGAGCAGACGCAGTGCTCGGCAAGAGCGACGAGTGCTGAGACTGAGTCCTCGATCACTCGGGCCATGTCGTCGCCCTCCCCCGCTCGCGGGTCTCAGGCGACCAGACCACGTGCTTGCGCATGTGCGGTCGGTTGGTCATGATCCAGGCGTCCACGAGCCATATCCCGGTCATGCCCTCCGCCAGCCCGGTGAAGTCGTCGAGCATCGCGATGGTGACACCTTCACGGTCGATCTGACGGACTCGGGTCGGCAGCGCACACTTCTTGTCGTTGCAGATCGCCTTCGCGATCTCGCAGGCCAGCAGACCTGCGACCTCGGGCCCTCCTGCCGGGATCGGCAGACCATGACGGTAGGTGACGGCCCAGGTGCCGAGCACCGCCTCTGCATCTGGGCCGCCGTCCACGACCCTATACGGCTTCGAGAGGTCATTGCACTCAGGCCAGCACTCGCCGTCGAGCCGGACGAGGTACCTGCCGTTCTGGACCTCGTACGCCGTCGGAGGCAGCACCTCGCCGTCGATGATCACCTCATCGACGGCCAGCACCGGACCGGTGAGTTCGATCTGGCAGACGTTGTTGCACGAGCAGCCATCCTGGCCGCCACACCCGCAGCCGAAGCCCGGCCAGATGACCGGGTGTCCCTGCACGCCGCCGAAGTTGAGCAGTTGCCCCAGCGAGCGGCAGTCCGACCGGCAGGGGCGAATCGTGACGGGGCACGGCGCGAAGCGGCTGCCCGTCCACCGGTAAAGGTGGCGGGCAGCCATGGCCTCAACGGCTGCAGCAAGGTCTGGCTTTTCCGCGTGCAGGGTGTCGAGGGCCGAGCACTCGCAAGGCTCGACATCCCAGCCACACTGATCGGTGACCAGCATGCCGTCCTCCTAACTCAGGTGCAGTCGTTCGGGAAAGTCCCAGAAACCAGTACGCAGGGGTCGAAGGCCGCGAGGACCAGACGCTCTGCGATCTCCTGCTGGGTGTTCTGGACCTGCAGAGTGCCTGAGAGCACGATCTCCTCGTCCACGCCCACGTACGTCGGGCCGGTCACCCAGATCTGCGTGCCGGTGCCGTACCCCGGCGAGATGATGAACGTGGCCCAGTCGATGGCTGCGATGCGCTCCGCGAGGTGCGCTCCGGCCTCAACGGTCAGGTGCACCGTCAAGGCCCCACCGAAGGACGCCTGAGCGGCGAGCCCCATGGTCTTCGACAGGGCCTCTTCCGCGCAGAGGTACTCCGTGGCTACGGCATCGCTCAGCGCCGGGTTGTCAGGCTCGGTGGCCGTGCCCAGAAGCAGGGACTGGCCCAGCGCCCACTCGGTCGTGGACTCAAGCCGTTCCCGAGCCAGGCGCTCCAGGTCGATGTTGCTGATCGTGGCGCACTCGACCGGCTGGATGACGTTGGTCGGCAGAAACTCGTGCTCGTCGCCGACGCCGGTCGGTGTCTTGTCGGTCGGGTTGCAGGCATCCTGCAGCAGGGGCTCGATGCACCCCGTGGAGTTGAAGCGGATCCCGGTGCGCCACTCCAGCCCGGCCGGGAAGGAGAGGCCTCGGTCAGCGAGGCCTCCCTTCCACGGCTGCTGCGGGATCCACGTGGGGTTCGACATGGTCATCGAATGACCCCTTTCTGTTCAGTGGATCCGGTCAGGGTGATCAGGAGCCGATCGGGCCCTCGGGGCAGGCGGCGACCGCGTCGCAGATCTCGACGGGGATCTCGACCCGCTTGGCCTCGCAGCCACGGCCGAGGACACCCTCGAAGGTCTCCGCGAACGCGGCCAACTTGTTCTGCCGGTTGAGGTCGTGGTCGCGGATCTCGGTGCCGAGGTTCAGTTCGCCGCCGTCCATGAAGGTGTAGAAGCCCTCGGGAGCGACGACCGTGGTGATCGGGTCGGCGTAGGGAGCCCAGGGGCCGTCGACCTGCGGAGACGGGAACAGGTGCAGGTCCTTGGAGTAGGTGACCCGGACACCGTACGGCGCCAGAGCACGCTCCAACTTGTTGGCCGCCTCGATCTCAGTGGTCTCGATCAGACGGCGGACCGCGAGGTCAGCCGAGATCGCGGTGGGGACCCACGAGGGGAGCCACACGCGGAAGTTGACCGAGTCGAGCAGACGCTGCTGCTGGCGCTGCTCCTCAACGGCCCGGAGGACGTTGTTGACGATGTTGAGGTAGAGGTCACCGTGCGCCTGGCCCTGGTGGGTCGTGGTCGCGAAGGTGAGCATCTTGGCCCACAGGTGGATCTCGGAGAGACGCGCCTTGGACGCGGTCAGCGCACGCAGGATCTCGGCCCAGCGAGACGGGTTGAACCGCTGCTGGAAGTTGCCGATCGTGATGCACTGGTAGATCGCGTCGAGTTCGACCTCCTCGGGCTCCGGGCAGACGACCTCGGCGCACTGCTTCCAGGTCTCCGGGTCCTCGGTGACGGCAGCGTCGTCCTCACAGGTCCAGACCGCCGCACCCTCCTGCGGGAGGCAGATCGGCGGGAACCAGCGAACCGCGCCGTTGACCGTCATCGACGGCACCGAGTTGCGGATCGGACGCGAGGCGTCAAACGGCGTGGTCGACTCCGGGAGGTTCTCGGAGAGGACGCAACAGCCACCGGCAGCCGCGACGGCCTCCGGCGAGCCGACGGCGTCGAGCATCTCCATGACCTTGTCCGGCGAGGTCGACGCGGTCAGCGTGCGGTCCTCACCGAGGTCGGTACGGATGGTGACCACGTTGGTGCGGGCACCGGCACGCTGGGCGCGGCCGAACTTGTTGAACTGCTCGGCCATCTTGTCGAGCGAGATGCTCGAACCGTGCTCAGCCATGCTCGGGCCGAGGAGCACGGAGTAGTTCGTGGACGTGGCGGACTCCTCGGAAGCGGGCGCGGGCTCGGTGACCTTCGCGCGGCTCTGGAAGCGCTTGGACACCTCGTCGAGCGGAAGAACACGGGGCTTGCCGGAGGCGGCAACCTCTTCGAGAGTGGGCTCCTCGACAGGGGTCTCGTCCTCGACAGGAGCCTCCTCGACCGGGGTCTCCTCGTCCTCGACGTCGTCGAGACCCTCCAGGAGGGCGTCGGCCTCGGCAGCGGTCTTGGCCTCGGCGGCCTCAGCGGCCTCCAGAGCCTGGGTGACCTCGTCGTAGTGGGCCCGGAGAGAGGTCAGCACCTCCAGGTCGGGCTGTGCCTCGCTGCGGGCCGCCTTCATCGCCTGGGCGAGGGTCTTGCGAGCAGCGGTCAGTTCGGCGGCGGTCGGCGGGTTCTCGGTGCCGATCCGGGCGATGATCTCCTGTGCCTCATCCATCAGAGAGGCTCCTTCCATGTGGTTCGTGAACACTGACCCGGATCATGAGAAAGGGCCATGTGGTGAAGAGTAGAGACCGGTGCGGGCGTAACGCCAACACCGGCCTCTGTCTCATTCACCCTCATCGGCAGGAAGCATATCCGCCAGGTGCGCTGCGTACAGAGGTGCCACAGCCTTAGAGATGCGCTCCAGGGTCGCCTCCATCTTCGCCATGCGCTCTTCGTGGGCAAGCGCCAGGTCGGTCTCGATCGGCTCTTCAGCGACCTCCGGCTCCTCGGCAGGGTCGTCGCAGCCGCAGTCTTCGTCGGCCAGCGCAGCCGAGGCAGCCAGAGCCACCTCATCGGCGGTCAGGTAGCCCTTCGGGAAGCCACCCACGTTCACCGCCGGGAGACCACACAGGGTCATCTCGCCGTTCTTGCCGACCTCCCAGTGGCCGGAGACGTCAGAGGACTTGAAGGCGTAGATGTCCTCGGCACTGGCACCCGGCCGCAGGCGGCCAGCGAACCAGACGCCGTACGCGTCGTTGCCGACAGAGACGTCGGCCACGGCCCGGCCGGTCTTGTCGTAGTGTCGGGTGGCCTCCGCCGCACCGATCCCGGTGGCGCTGTGCGAGCCCGCCACCACGATGGTGCCGGTCCGCTTGCCGCCCGCGAGCGGAGCCTGGCCCCGCATGAAGCCGTCCAGGTCTGCGTTCGGGGGAGTAACGCAGCGGTCGGGACGGCCGCGCAGGCAGATGCCCCACGGATTGATGTGGCCGAAGACACGGCCGTCGTCGGTGACGGTGACCGGCACCGACCAACGGCTGGTGTGCGGGTCGAACCGCAGCCGGTCGTCGTTGCCCGGCGCGCCGAACTGCGGGTCGTTGAAGGCCTCGATGTCGGTTTCGAACTCGATGATGCGCAGCGAGCCAGAGGCGGCCACTTCGATGACCTCGTCCTCCAGGGGGTCAATCAGGCGCAACTTCACCTTACTGGCCACGTCGCCAGTCAGGGCGGCCGTGTCAACGACGGCGACATGGCGCAGACGGCCACGGGTCGTGACCTCCAGAGCGTCGTCGGAGTTCATCCGGCCGAGCGTGGCGTAGCCGTTCTCGTCGGTTTCGAGGTCGTTGGGGTCCTCGGGCAGCATCGAGTCCTCGTCTCCGAGGATCGCCGACTTCTTCACCCGCAGTTCCACGTCCACGTGGTCGAGCGCGATCGAGTTGCCGACCGCACCCTCCGTGAAGAGTTCTGCCACCCGCTGCGCAGCCGCGCGAGTGTCCGGGTCCTGGCTGGCCGAGAGCCAGCCCCGACCCCAGATCTCGTCGCCCTTGCGCCACACCTCGGCGATGGCCCCGACAGTCATGCCGGAGTGGTCACCTTCTTCGCGGTCCCAGATCAGCGGGACCGGGAGCACGGCGTCGTCCCACTCGACCGAGCCCTTCTCCAGCATCCGACCGTCACCAGAGGGTGCTCCCTCGATAGCGATGATGCCTTCGATCGGCAGGCCGGGGTTCTCCATGATCTCTGCGGCTGCGGCCACTGCGGCCTCGTAGTCCGTCTTCATACTGCGGTCACTCCGATCGCGTCGGTCCTTGGGGGGCTTGGCCGGACCGTCGCCATTGGCCCGCTCGGGGCCGTGCGGGCAGTCGGGCCAGTCGTCGTACTTCTCCTGCACGCGGGCGTACATCTTGCAGATCTTCTGCTTGACCTGATCGACCTCGTCGGTGCTCAGGCCCTCGATCTGGCCGATGCCGTGGCCGCCAGCCACGGCCGCCAGACCACGCGGGACCAGAGTCAGATTGCCGCCGATGATGTCTGCGAAGCCCAGACCCCAGGCCCCCTTCTCCTCAGCAGGCAGGTCGTTGTTGCGCCAGAGGAACGCCTTGGCCACACCGTCTGCATCGACCTTGTCCTCTTCCCTGTCCTTGCTGAAGTGCTCGAAGACCCGGTCGGCCGCCGCGCCGCCATCCCAGTCGTGATCGCGGTCGGCGATGGGCAGACTGATATCACCATGCACCGAGAAAGTCTGGGTGCTGCCGTCGAGGTTCTTGGTCATCAGGCCAACGATGGTGTTGTCCAGTTCCTCTTGGGTCATCCCCTCCAGACCCCAGGAGTCAGGGAGCGGCACGTCCTCGCAGCCGAGCGCGCTCTTGCGCTTCTTGATGTGGGCCTTGGTCTTCTCAGGGTCCTTGGCCCGGCCGATGGCCTGGATCGCGTTGGAGAGATCCTCGCAGTCGGCGATCGGGTAGGAGCCGTCAGGCATCGCCGTCCCGGCCTTCGCCATCTTCTCCCGCTGCTCGGGCGTGTAGTCCTTGAAGGTGTCGTCCATCACGAACTCGGAGAGCAGCAGGTACGTCTGCAGGCTGACCGAGTCGCCCGCGATGAAGCGAGTCATGGTCGCCGGGGACGAGCCGATCTCGTGGGCCAGCGCATGCCAGGTGAGTCCCCTGGCGGTGCGGACCGCATCCACCTGCTTGAAGAGGTCGCTTACGACCTTCTGCGCTGTCTTGGCCATGAGCAGAGGGTACGACTTCTGAAAGATGCCTGGCCAACACGCACAACACCCCCGACCACGGGCAGTCGGGGGTGAAGGCGGGACGCACGGCGCGGAATGGATTGGACGCGGTGCGTACCGATGATGCTAGGTCAGACTGAGCACTTCGTCCAGGATCTTCTGCGGCACGGCGTGCACCGAGCCCGGCAGGAACAGCCGCTCGACGACCATCTCGCAGACCAGCGAGTGCAGCATCTCGGCCGACTCCGACTGGGACAGTTCCTGGTACTCGTCCCACCACTGCGCCAGCCCGGCCAAAGCCTCGGCCACGGTCTGCTCGACGTCAATGGCCGCGTTCACCCCCTGCTCGCCGACCGCGACCGCGACCTCGGAGTTCGTCACCCCGGCGATGCTGTTGGTCACGAACTCGTCCGAGCGTACGGCAGTGCGCACCTTGGCCCCGACCTTCTCCCGGGCGCGGTAGACGCCCATCTGGATCGCGGCATGCAGTGCGGCGGCCACGGGCTCCGTCGATGGAGCCGCCCCCTCTGTCGGCTCCCCGTCGATCGGGGTCTGGCCCGAGCCATCCTTGGTGTGCGGCTCGCCGGGCCGCTGACCTCCCGTGGCCGCCGTCGGCTGGTCGCCCGAGCCGCCGTTGATCGCGAGCAGCAGGCGCAAATCCTCCTCGGTCGGAGCGAACTCCTCCGGGATGCCGAGCACCGAGCGCACCCACTTGGACGAGACCAAGCCCATGTTCCAGGCCGTGATGGCGTCCTCGACCGAGTGCTGCCGGGCCAGGAGCGCGGTCGGGTCCGGGATGAACTTCACCACGCTGGTCTCCGGCAGGTCCAGCACCCGGCTCAGCGCCGAGGCGTAGACCTGACCGACGGAGAGCGCGAAGGGCTCGACGTGCTCCTTGTAGCCCGCCTCCTCGATCTGGAAGGCGACCGCACGGTTGGACGCCGACATGCCAGTGAGCACCTCGGCGGGCATCGGCAGGCCCCAGGCCAGCCGCTGGATCGCCTTGTCCAGCCGGTTCGCGAGCAACTCGTCGTACGCATGGCTCATCTGCAGCCAGGAGGCCCAACCGCCGTCGGCCAGCATCTCGGCAGGCGCACGGATCAGGATCGGCGTGGCGTACGCCTCCTCCATCGGCTTGCTGATGGCCTCCTTCAGCATCTCCGCGAAGTCGTCGGTGTCCTGGGCCACCGCGCTGTCAGGCGCGCTGTGCGGTGTGTCCCCGGACGAGATGCTCAGTTCGCTGGCCACGCCGAGCAGGCCGACGGTCTGCAGCCGCGAGCGGGTCTGCGCCTTGCTCAGCGCGGACAACTGCTCGATCTCGGACAGCGCATCCAGTACACCGGCCACCGGAGCGTCCGGCAGCAGCGGGTCGATGGGTGAGGGCTTGATCCCGATGACGTAGACAGCCGCCTGCGCCAGCAGTTCAGCGCGGTCATCGTCGACCACCGAGACGAGCCGCCAGCGCATGTCGCCGTTGCCCGCGTAGACCGGCCCCGAGGGCCCGGTCAGCGCCGGGTCGACCGGCACCGCGCCGTCGATGATCGGCAGCCGGGAGGCGGGGTAGGCGGCATACGCCAACTCACCGAACAGCGCGAGGTTCGCCGCTACCTGCTCAGTGGACTGCCGGTCGCTGACGAGGTTGACGTACTCCTCGCTGATCTCGCTGGGGAGCACCTCCCCGTCGATCTCGACGTTCCAGCCGAGCCGGGCCACCTGCTGCGCCATCCAGGTCACGCCGAAGCGCAGTTCCCCGACACCGTGCGCGATGGTCGTGCGTACGTCGTAGACGTCGCCGTAGTAGTGCGCCACCTGACGCTGCCAGCCCCGGCTCACGGCCCCGGCGGTGGCATAGGTGTAGGCCGAGTTGTACGCGGCAGCCACACCGTCCTTCTTGGCTTCGTCCTTGGGCGGCTTGGTCTCCGGCGGCTTGCGTACGATCAGCCGCGCGAACGAGTTCCCCTCAGTCACCACGGCCAAGCACCCCTGTGATCGTTGAGCCAACGAACGCCACGATCACGGCGCTCGGGAAAGACAGGTCGACGGCGAAGTACATCAGCGCCGCGTAGCCGACGTTCAGCCACCAGCCCAGGCACCAGGGGCAGTCGATCAGGTCGAAGCGCCAGGTCCCCTCCGGGAAGAGCGCCTCACGTGGCCGCTCGAAGATGCTGTCGCGAGCGACCATCCGCCACAGACGATGGCTGACGAAGCCCGAGAAGAAGCAGGTCCCGACCAGCGAGGCGAGGTTCGTGACGGAGTACCACTCCTCGACGCTCATGCCTGCTCCGCCACGGTGGCCCCGAACAGCGCGGCGACGTCGTGCTCGATCAGCACGGGCTCCAGGCTGAGCAGTTCCCTCTTCAGCCGCGCGGCGTTGCACGAGCAGACCTGCGACCAGGACATCACGCCCGGGTCGATCTCGTCGGGGTCCGTGGCGGCTGCCGCGTACCCGAGCAGGCGCAGGCTGCCCTGACGGCCGAAGACCCGACGCCCAGCGTCAGCCGGAGCGACCGCGAGCACCAGGGGCTCGGGGGCTCCCGTATACGCGTTGGGCCGGACGGTCACGTAGGTGCCGGAGGGGGACGAGTAGTAGTCCAGCCGCCCGGTGGCGACCTGGATCTTCTGGCCCGAAATCGACAGAGTCAGGTTCTTGATCGGCTCGATCACGTGGATGGGGTCTGTGCCCATGGTGGTGCTCCTTCGCGCTATGCGTCTTACTGATGGTCTCAGCGTAGGTCACACTGAACCTATGACGGAAGGCTACGACGCGCTGCTGCCGGACCCGGCCACGCTGGCGCAGATGACCCCGGACCAGATCCGCGCGATGCTCGACGGCCTGCCGGACGCTCACGCCGCCGCGCTGGCCGAGGCCACCGAGCCCGCCGAACAGGGTGACCCAGTCGACCTCCTCGAACACCAGCAGCCGCCCCCCGAGGGCTGGGATGGCTGGGTGCTGATGGGCGGGCGTGGCTGCGGCAAGACGTTCACCACCGCCTACTTCCTCGGCAAACTCGCCTCTGAGGTCCCGGGTCTGCGTGGCCGGATCATCGCCCCGACCCTGGCCGACGCCGTGAACTCCGTGGTCAACGACCCGCAGTCCGGGATCCTCGCCCACTTCCCCAAGGCTGTGCTCAAGACCAGCGGTGTCGAGGGTGTACGCCTGGCCTTCCCGAACAAGTCCACGCTGTGGTGTGTCGGCACGCCGTCCAAGAAGGACGTCGACCGGCTCCGCGCGCTGACGAACATCGACATCGACCACTTCGAGGAGGCCGCCGCCAACCCGATGCTCGCCGAGGCCGTCTCCCAGGCAGCGCTGTCTCGACGAGGCAACCGCCTGCCCAAACCGATCTGGATGGCCAGTACGACCCCGCGCCCCACTGAGCAGATCAAGGAGTGGAAGGCGAGCAGCGAGGACGTGCTCGGCGAGGGCGAGATCATCGTGCTGCGCAAGGCCCGGCTGCAGGACAACCCACACACGCCGGACGCCTACCACCACCACGCCGAGCGGCTCAAGGGCACGCGCATCTACCGCCAGGAGATCCTCGGCGAGATCCTCGAAGACGTCGAGGGTGCTCTGTGGACCCAGACCGATTTCGACCGCTCCGTCGGCCCGGTCCGCTGGCAGGACCTCGTCAAGGTCGTGGTCGGTGTCGACCCGCCGTCCGGAGCAGGCACCTGTGGCATCGTCGTGGTCGGCAAGGACGCCAACGGCCACGTCTGGGTGCTCGCGGACTACTCCGTCGAGGACGCTCAACCCGGCGAGTGGGCCCGCCGCGTCGTGCAGGCCAGCGAGGACTTCGGCGGCTGCTTGGTCGTAGCCGAGACGAACCAGGGCGGCCGGATGGTCACCTCCGTGCTGAAGGCGGCCAAGGCCACGCTCCCGGTCCAGACCGTGGTCGCGACCGAGGGCAAGAAGACCCGGGCAGAGCCGATCGCGGTCCTGTGGGAGGCTGAGGAGCAGATCGCCCACATCAGCAAGGACGTGCCGGTCGGGGTCTCCCTGGACCTGCTCATCGACCAGTGCCTGCAGTGGGTCCCGGGTGTCGGGGACTCCCCGGACCGCGTGGACGCGATGGTCTGGGCCTGCACCTACCTCCTGCCCGAGGTCATCAAGCAGTGGAAGGTCGTCGGTTCGATCATCGGTGGTCGGGGCCGTACTGCCGGTGGCACGGTCGTCGGAGCAGGCAAGGTTTCTTGGACAGGACGTAAGGCTCAGTAAAGAGACGTATACCTAGAGAGGCGTAGGCTATGAACTGGCTCTATCCACGTACAGCGCTCGACATGATCTTCCCTGGACCGTTCTGGTACCTCTGTGTATGGACTGTGATGGTCTTTGTGTTTGTAGGGGCTGCTTCTTGGGACCTGGGGGTTCTTCTGGCTAGAGGCATTCGGTGGGTGTTGGACCGTCTGTAGTTGACAGGTCAACTAGTTCTCAAATCTCGCCAAAACCTCGTGAGCGCCTGCCGCCCCGAAGGGAACGCATCAGATTGACCGGCCTCCGGGTTGCCGTCCCCGAACCCCACCCTCGCGCTACGAGGCTCTCAGATCCAATCCTCACCAACCACCGTTACCATCCCTACATTGAGTGTTACTCAAACGCTTACGTACACGGACCATAAACAACACGGTTACGTTCGTTGTTACTAATCCTATGAACAGTAACAGTCTGTATACAGACCATATAAGGGACGCACACAGAACGTACAAACGGGGGCATAGTTCTACCTATGCCGCACATGTGAGTGAGAGTCACAGTGGAGCGCACAGGGCAGGGCTTGAGAACTCAACATTGGATGCACACGGGCGGCGCGGACAGGTACGACCATGGCCAAGCCATGGCGACCCGCTGAACAAGCGGAGGTAGGCGCGCGACGTAAGACCCGTGGACGACAGACACACCCGTGTCTGGCGTAGGTGGCTGGACCCCAGCCGCCTACGTCACCCACGAAAGGAACGTCGTATGAGGATCGTCATTGCTGGGATTGTGCTTGCGCTCGTCGGAATCGCCACTCCCACCATGTCGGCGGGGGCGCACCACGCCACGGGGTCACTCCGAACCGAACGGCTCGTCAAGCCGGGGCGTCTCGTGAAGCACGTCCGCGTGATCAACGTTCAGCACCACAAGCCCGATGACCGTGCAGCGGTCGTGTTCAACACCGGATCCGTCTGGCTGTTGGAGCCGTGCGGGTACGAAGACTCCAACAACTGCTACTGGACAGCACGGTCCAGGGGCAACGGCAAGGGCCGCTCGTTCGTCACACTCAAGGGAAAGACCTACTACCGATGATCTGGAAGATCGCTCAACACCTAGTACCCAACCCCCTCACGGGGCTGATCTTGATCGCAGTACCCACCTATGCGTGGCTCGTTCTCGGCGGGTCGCTGTTCTACCGCTGAACCGGGTGTATCGCTCGCGTCATGGCTTAAACGTGCCGTGGCGGGAGTGAGTCACCCTGGCTCACCCAACTTGCTCGCCGGACAGGCGAGCCGAAGAAAGGAACCATCATGGAATTCACCGACGTCAAGACCGCTCGCGCCCTCGTCAAGTTCGAGCGTGACCGTTCCAAGGTCGTCTACGCCGACTACATCGCCGCGAACGGGGTCACGCTCGACAACGTGGCCGACCACGTCACCGCGCTGGCTGAACTGGCCTACCCCCGGCACGCGAAGCGAATCACCGACATGCGCGCGGAGGTGAAGCGAGTCGGAGAGGGAACCCCGGATGGGGAGTCGCTCATCGCGACGCTGGACCGAACCCGCGCGGAGGTGAAGGGCTTCAAGACCCGCGTTCGGAACGGCCTGAACTACCGTCTCGGCAAGCCCTCTGCAGCCAAGCGGGAGACCGAAGAGCTCACCAACGGCTCAGGAGACGCTGAGGAGGCCGTTGAGGCGCACGACACGCGCCCGGAGGTCCAGAGCCTCACGGATGCCGTCTCGGGTCTGGAGCAGGCCCTCATCGCCGCCCGGGACGCTGGCCTCGACCGTGACGCCGCTGAGTTCTGGGTTCAGTCGGTCTACGCCCCCGCCGAGGTCGCCGCGTGAACGCACGGCAGCGGCGTGACGCCCGGCGGGCTCCGGTCCGCCGGGTGTACGCCCGATCACAGGCCATCTCGACCGCTGAGGCGATGAAGCCCGCTGTGGGTCGGCGTGGCAGGACGTCCTACCAGGGTTCCGGGCAGGGCGGTTACCGGTCCGAGTGGGCTGACTCAGCCACCCGACGCGACGCGGTCACGATCGATCGTCGGTGGGATGACACGGTCCAGAACCAGCAGGACCCGGGCGCGTACCTGTGATCCCAGACAAGCGACAATGGCCCGACGGGATAGATCTATCCCGTCAGGCAGGGTCGTTTCTTAGAAGAAAACAGCGCGGTCATCGCGCGACACGACCGCGATACTCTTTCGAGGGGTTTCTAAGAAACTCTGTGTTTATTCACCCGTGAGCGTGAATCTATTCATAGAAATAATGGACTCACGTAACGCGCGAGACAGATCTCTTTCGAGTGCGGTCGCGACAGCGTCACCCCGTATCGCGGTCGACCGCGACCGCGATAGTTGCTCCTAAGAGACAACCCAGAGAAGCGACAACCCGCCAACCTTGATACGGTAGGTCGCATGACAACCAACCTTTACGACACCGCAAGCGCCGTTCTCCGCGTGGCCAACACCTACGGCGGAGAGGCCCGCGTGAGCGATGTTCAGCGCCGACTGTCCAGGGGGCAGTTGCAGCACTTTGAAAGCGCGCTCACCCTTCTCACTGCGCAAGGCGAGGTGGAGACATACCCCTTCAGCCCCGGGACCCGTGGGCGTGTCGGACGCGGGATTCGAGTCCTGCACCCCGTCACCCCAGACCCGCACTGCCCTACGTGCACGTGTCACGACGTGCTCTAGCCCGGATAGATCTATCCCGAAAGGAACTACCATCATGACCACCACCACCACCCCCGTCGACATCCCGATCGCCAACCGTGTCCGGCGCGGCATCGCATGGCTTGACGAGAACGCGCCCCTCTGGCGCGACGAACTGGACCTCTCCACCCTGGACATCGCCGACTCCAACGACTGCGTGCTCGGGCAGGTCTTCCAGGTCGACGCTATCAATGCCGCCCACGACCGGGGTCACTACTGGAGCGGGTTCGAGTACGTCTTGGACTCCGACCGCTTCACCGATGACGACGGGGCCCCTCTCAGCGAGGCATGGGCCGCCCGCCACGGGTTCGAGGCAACCCTGGAGTCCTACGCCGAACTGGAGCGTGCTTGGCGACACATGCTCTCCCAGACAAGCGACAGCGAGGGGTGACCTGCCATGTGCCGCTTCACCATCCGCACCCTGGTCGACGGCCTGCCCACCGACCACGAGGAGGACCGCGAGCACGTCGCCGAGGCCTACTTCTCCAGCACGCGGGACTACGTGAACCGCGCCGACCAGTTCCACCACATCGAGGTGACCGTGCAACTCTTGAGCAGAGGAGACTTGATCTATGAGTGGACAAAGCCCAGCATCTGAGCGCTGGCGTCCAGTGCCAGACTTCCCTGACTACGAAGTGTCAGACCAGGGGCGACTCCGCTCGCTTGACCGGATAGATCTATCCGGTCGACGTCGAAAGGGAACGTCGCTGCGGTTGTTCCCTCTCCCGCAATACCTGGGTGCGTGGCTGTTCCGTGACGGCCGTCGTACACGCTGCCAGATCCACCTTCTCGTGCTAGAGGTGTTCGTCGGTCCGCGCCCCTCGCCCAAGCACGTAGCCCGACACCTGGACGACGATAAGACCAACAACGCGCTGTCGAATCTGACATGGGGTACTCGCTCAGAGAACGCCCATGACAGCGTCCGCAACGACAAGCACCACCACTCACGCCGAACCCACTGCCCAGAGGGGCACGCGTTCACCGACGAGAACACCCACCTTCTCCCTGGCGGTGGACGACGATGCCGCCTCTGCTGGCGCAAGTATCAGCGCGAGTGGAAGCAGCGGTCCCGCAACAAGAAATAGATCTATCCCGGGCTACCAGCCCGGCGAGGCTCCCGAGGTACGGCGATGAGGCTACGACCGCTCACAGCGGCGTATACGCGGTTCAAATCCGCCCTGGGCCACCCAGACAAGCGACACCTACGAGAGGACACTCAGACCATGTACATGAACGAGTACGACCTGGACTTCGCCGTCGAGCGGTTCAGCAACTGCGCACTGCGCCGCTACCGCGTGGCTTGCGTCGTCCGCGCGCTGGCCGACTGGACCGACCGCAACAGCGATGGCTGGGCGTACTGGCCCAAGCCCGCTCGCGCCGCACGCCGAGCCATGGAGCAGATCCAGTCCACGACCCACGCCGAGAACGTCCGGCAGGAGGAAGGCGACCTCACCGAGGAAGGCATGACCGCCGTGCTCCGCCCGATCAAGGCCTTCTGCACTAGGATGCAGAAAGAGGGCACTATGACCCCCGCCGAGCGTGACACCATCCTGCGTGGATAGATCTATCCGCTAGTCTGACCGTACGAAGAAACCCCCGCGACCTTGCCGGGTCCGGGGGTGTGGTCACACTGGAATGGAGTGCAACGTGGACGAGTCTAGTCTGTCCCGGTTCTGGGCAAAGGTCGACCCCGGGATCACCGGCTGTTGGCATTGGGCTGCAGCGAAAGACGACAAGGGGTACGGGAAGTTTTGGTACGCCGGAGCGCTCCGCATGGCACATCGCGTCTCGTACGAACACTTCGTCGGACCGATCCCCGAAGACCTCGAACTCGACCACGTACGTGATCGCTGCGGCCACCGAGACTGCGTGAACCCAGAACACCTGGAACCTGTCACTCCTCTGGAGAACAAGCAGCGCATCCACAATGGTGATTCGACCCGATGCAAACACGGACATGAGTTCACAGACGAAAACACAGCACCTCGCAAGACTGGCGGGGTGCGTCGTTGTCGAGCATGCGCCCGTAAGTACGCCGCTCAGCAGCGAGAGAACAAGCGACCGGGCGGATAGATCTATCCACGAGAGGGACCAAGCATGAACCGCCAGATCAACGAGGGCCGCATGACCCCTGCCGAGCGCACCCACATCCTAGGAGACATGGGAGTCCTGCGATGACCGAGACCAACTGCTACCAGTCCACCGCCAACCTGCGCTGGTATGCCCGCAAGCCGGGCCAGGAGTGGCGCGACTTCGGCCAGGGCGAGTGGGCCGAGCGCTGTGCCCGCTACTGGGCCGAGCCCCCTGCCCGAGTCCCGGGCCAGTGACCACC